ATGATATCTGCTGTTAATATTGGTCATATTCAATTAATTCTTGATATATATTTGTCAGGTAACGAACATTACAATTTTTCTAATATTGAGGAATTTAAAAATGAAGTACATACAAACGATACAATTGAATCAGTAACGTTAATAGTATTATGTGGCATTGATATTGATGATGTATATTCAATTGGATTAAGTTCAATTATATCTTATAGTACAATCAGTTTTAGCTCCAGTAATAAATCTTGGGTAGATGATACAGCTTATAAATATAAAAAATATTTGAATAATCTAGGGGTTATAGAAATTGAAAAATCAATTGAAGAAACTGCTGTTACAACCGAAAATGCCACACAAGTGTCCGCTAAAGACAGTTGGTTCAAAATTCATGAAAATCTAGCCATTGGAATAGTCTCAATTGTAGTTACGATTATAATTGCTATTTTAGGATGGACAAAATTTAAAAAATAATGTTATTTTCTTTTTTCAAGAATTTCAATTCTACTTCTTAATTTATCATTTTCTATTGATAAGTATATAATGCTAAAACCCATTGTTGCCCAAGGGGCTATATAAATAAAAAACTCCATAAAATCACTCCCAATATGTATTTGAATATATTATAACTTGATATAAAGAGCCTAGTGAGATTTTAACCCCGCTAGGCTCTTTACTATACTTGTGTAATTACTGTAGCTTGTACTGTATTAATCTTAGCAGTTAAGTCCACAATTTGCTGTTCTAATTGTGCCTTGTCTGTGTTTAATTGAGTAACAGTAGCTTGTAGCGCTGTATTTTGCTGAGTTAACGTATTTTGTTCTTGTGTTTTCTGCTCCTCAGGTGTCTTAGTATCCAAAATAGTACTTTCTATAACAGCATCTATTAATGTATCTAATTCACTTGTATCCGCTATTTTAGCAGTTTTTAATCCATCAAGTATAATTTCTCTAGCTTTAGTCTTGCGTTGATCTAATGGTAATTGTGAAGATATATAAAGTTGTTGTGCCGCTTTTACTGCTTTTTCTGCAAGACTATCTATGATATCTAAATAGTTTAATACTGGACTAGGTGATAAAGATTCTGCTGCTTTTATTATTGTGCCTGCCTTAATTACATCTGCTTCTACATTTTCTAGTATAGTACCCGCTTTTATACCTTTCTTTTTTAGATAAGGTGCTACAATAGCCATACCCCCTATTACTACTACAATTATGATAACTGCTACATATAAATTATAATTTGACATTTTATATTCCTCCAATATTTTTTTATTTTAATAGTTCTTTTAAAGTTTGAATTCCAACCTTACTATCTGCCGAAATTCCTTTTGATCTTTGAAAAGTTTTAACAGTATTACTCATGCCGTTACCAAATATATTATCTGGAGTTTTCCCTAACTGAATTTCAAGCCAATTAGTGTAAGCTGAATTATGATAATTTGAATATTTTGCAACAGGTAACCTTGCCATAGCTCTTAATGTTTGAGTACCTAGTTTTCCATCTTCGTTCAATTTAGCTATTCCTAATCCATTCAATAATTTTTGTAAACTTCTTACTTTATCTATGTCATAGCCACCCCAAAATTGTGTACTAGTAGTATCTTTGATTTTAGTTGCCTGTGCTTGAGATGGTGCTTTTCCAGTGAAAATACTAGAATTGAAATAATCCAAATCTATATCTCCAATAACTCCGTCAATTCTTCCAGTTCCGCTATATTGCCATGATAAGCTATTGGGAAATAGTGTTGGTGCTGTACTATAGTTTGCAAGCCATAAAGGTACACTAGATATATTGCCTTCAAGATAATCGTGGTAAAAGCTTTGACCTGTATACAAACCAACCTTATAGCCTTTTGCTTGTACATAATTTATGAAAGCATTGGTATAGCTTATAGCTTGGTCTTTGCTCCACTCGCCCTCATTTTCGATATCTAGCCATAGAACAGTATCAGAATGTAAAACACTAATTTCATTTAGAAAATGTTGTGCTTCTCCTGTTGGATTACTTGTGTTATCTGCATAGTGGTAAAATCCCACTTTAAAGCCATATTGCAACAGATGATTGTATCTGTAATATAATAAACTATCATTGTGGTATAAACCTTCTGTTGCCTTTTGTATGACCACTTGTGTACCAGTGTCTTTAAATTGCTGATAGTTGCTTATATTGTCATATTCGTAAACATCTACCCCTTTATATGTTGTTACTGCTTGTACATTTAAAGGAAATAAAAAAGTAGCAAATACAAATGTAAATGCTACTAACATGGTTAATATTCTGTTTTTAGTTTTCATTAATTCACTCCTTTATATCTTCTATTCTATCTAGTCGGTGGTGAGCTGATTTAGCGCTTTCTTCAACTTTTAATAGCCTTTCTGATACTGCTATTACATCTTTTTTAGTATCCTTTGTATCTGCTTTGATTTCATTGATACCTGTGATAGCATAGTCTAGCTTGATTTCCACTCTAGTTGAATTACTAACCTGTTCTTGAGTGTCTTGTCTTGTATCTTGCTTCGTATTTCTTACAAATCCTAAAAAACCTATAGCAAGTCCCCCTATTCCACAAATAATACCTACAATGGTTGCATCCATTTCGTACCTCCTCCAAATAAAAAAGAGCACCCAATTGGATACTCTTTATACTATTATTCTACTATATAATTAAGACACTTTCTTCCTAAGTTTTTCCACTAAAAATAGGCAAAATAAAAAGACTATTCCTAGTCCTCTATTCTGCCTTTGTTATGTTACATTAATTTTCTATTGTAACTATTTTAAATGTAAAAAAAGAGCCGTATTTCAGACTCTATTTTTTGTACTAATGCTATTTAATTTGCCTTATATTCATCAACATCATAATTTGATATCTTATCATATATTAAATACTCTGTTCTTTTTGTGTATGCTGCTGAACTTGGAGTTTTATTAAATGAATAAGTAAAATTACCTTGTCCATTTGCTCTGTTGTTATACCATGTTATAAAGTCATTAACTTGACTCATAGTTATATCATAAGTTCTTTGTTGTCCGTCTGTCATGGTTACCGTCAATAATGCATTACCATCAACAGGATTTTTCACATTAATTGTACAAGTTGCTGACTGATTACTACCATCTTGCGTAGTCGCTGTAATGGTAGCAGAACCTTGTTTTACTGCTGTAACTTTACCATTTGCATCTACTGTTGCTATACTTGTATCACTCGAAGTCCATTTTACAGTTTTATTGGTTGCATTATCTGGTGTTACTGTTGCCGTTAAATTGCTTGTATCTCCTATTTTCATATCTAATGATGTTTTATCTAATGATATTCCTGTTGCTAGTGTTGCTGATGGTTCTATAAAATATCCTGTATCATCTATATCAATAGCATCACATGTTATAGCGCCGTTTGCTTGATTTGATACTGTGACAGTATGTACTCCTAAAGAAAGATCTGTTAATTGATATACCAATACGCCCCTAATTAATGATGTGTAATATCCAGAATAATTATAGTTTACACCATCAACTGTTACTCTTACATTATTTGAATGAACCGTATTATAGGCAGCAATTAGCCTAAATTTAGTACCATAGAATTTAAAATTATACGAATCCGACAATGAATATGAATAATGGCTAGTCAAATTATAATTTCCAGATATAGATTCCTTACTCCAATTTCCAACATAATTTATTTTACTGTCACTATCATCAATTCTCTGCCACCCGCTTTCAGGAGTAGGCAATGATTGTCCGATTGTTGCAGCATTTACATATTTAGCACTACTTGTACTAGCCAAAATTCCTGTTATTAAAAATATGCAACATATTACTCCAAATATTTTCTTCCAATTAGTTTTTACCTTTCTCATATTAATCCCCCTAATAATTAATTTACTTATATATAAAAGTTAACACCATTCTACATATTATTACAATAACTTTCATGCTACAAATTTCCTTAAATATCGTCATATCTTACTTTATAAGGTATATGTTTAATTGTAATTCATTATTTAATTCGTTATTTCAGAGTAAATAAATCTTTATAAAATCCAATTAAACTAATAGGCTTATCCTCTTTATATAAATAATAAGTCAAGTGGCTATCTAACCAAAGAATTAGTGGCGTTATTATAAGTGTCCAAAGAATACAGTTTTTTAATTCTATTTGCCCTAAGAAGTTAAATCTATCACTTGCATAACTCCATATATTAAGATGCAACCATAAATTTAAAATAACACCAGAGATTAATTCCCCCAGTGTTATAACTAAGCCACCTATTAAGATTTTTTGATAAGCTTTTAATTTAAAATATCTTGGATTGTCACATAAAAAAGCTATTAGCAAAGATAGACACTTGTAAATCCAATTGCTGACCAAATCTACTACCTTTTTTCTGCAAAAAATAAAATAGGATATAAAGCCTCTCATAAAATATATGTTTTATTAAACAAATATTACATAACCTAATTCTTTTGCTCTTGCTTTTACTGCTGTTTCAAATTCTGTATATTGTACTGCAGGAGTTTCTCCAGCAATATCCATAGCTCCAGTTGAATTTAATAATACTTTATTGGAAACATTTAAATTGATATTAAGACTCTGTGCATTGCCATCCAGTGAAGCTGTTACATAAGCTACAATTGTGTCTACATCACCATTTCCTACAGTACTCTTTACTACTATACTTCCACTCATGTTTGTTGATTCATTAATCATCATTTCATACCATCCTCTTTTTTTATTATTTTTTTATATTAAAAAAGGCACCCACTAATCAGTAGATGCCCCATTTTTTAATTCTGACATTTCATTTTCTAAGCTTGTTATTTTATCATTTAATTGTTGAACACATTTAATCAATGGTGAAATAAATTCCTCATATCTTAAGCCATAAGTATATTCATTGGGAATAACAACATCTATATACTGTTCATGACCAGCTTCATTAATTCCCAAAACAGGTTTAGTCTTTGGAGATTTAATAAATCCAGCAAAGTCTAATGAAGTCATTCCCAAATCTACCATGGTATCCTCTACATCTTGTGCTATCATACCATAATGGGTTCTATTACTTTCCCCACAATTTAGTTTATAGGATACTGGGTTAATTGCCATTATAAATTCTGTAGCCTTTGAGCTATCCAATGACTCAATAGTATTCTTTTCATTTCTGTCTGAAGTATTTATAGTCCCTGAAGCTGCATATAATGTTGCCCACCTATAACCAGCATTACCAAGGTTCATAGTGGCATTTCCTGCAGACCTAAATCCACCACCTTCTAGGACAACCCCATTTCCATCAGCAGTTGAGTTTCTGAAGCTTAACTGAAGTATACTTCCATCACCTACAACTTGTGGGTATACATTCTGCATACTTAATTTTGGAGTACCTGCTGAATTGCATACAGTTATTAGCCCATCATTTATAATGGTTTCACCTTGAACATTTCCAGGAGTACCAACTGAGAAGACACCAGCGTATATAAGTTGACCACCACCATCTATGTTTAGTAAAGTAGTGCCTGTATAAGCTTGTATTCTAAATGCATTACCAAATAATCCTGTTGATGTATTTTGTAATGTGATTGTTAATCCATCAGTATCAAGCCTAACAACTTCGTGATTACCTGCATTTTTGACTATTGCAACTCCATTTGTTGCACCTCCAAGTATTAGTGTGCCCCCACTAATCCTATCTGCTGTTAAATTACCAGTTGTAATATTACTGGCATTTAAGTTTGTAACGGTTACTAAATTAGCATTTATTGTTCCTGTCGTTATATTGGAACCATTTATAGTTGTAGTTCCTGGAGTACTAAGACTACTAAATGTTGCATAGCCATTTAAGTTTATTTTATTGGCATTAATAGTTACAGCTTCAGGTGATAAATTGATTGATGATAGTATACTACTATTAAATGTAACACCACTTAGAGTTGAACCACTCTTCACAGTAATTGTCGAATTATAAGCATAGATGGATGTGTCTAAATATAATGGGTATTGTGTAGTGGGGGTTGTACTTGTATATAACAAAACACCATTTTTATAATAAAGTATATTACCATTTTCCCTTGATAGTCTAAGAACATCACCAACAGCCCAAGTTCCAATACCGCCCTTGTCTACATTATTCTCATATACATGTAAAAGACTATTTCCAGCAACATAAAATGCATACTGAATATGTTCGTAACTAGCATCTGGATTTGTATAGCTTAATCCTGTCATATGAATCCCAGTTGTAGCTGTAACTGTTTCCTCTACATAGAGGCCATTTGATATAGTCTCAGGAGAACCTCCACCTGCATCCCAGCCAGTAGTATTATTTAATTTTGTCATAACATTATAATTAACAGCACAGTTTACCAAATTATTAAAGGATATATTAAATATTTGAGCATTACTATCAACTATTGCTGGAACCCAATCTGAAGCTTTATTACCACTTTCTATCATTATCTTATCAAATAAAGCTGTTACACTTGGGGTAGTTACAGTAATTTCAAAAAAGTTGGTACTATAGGGTAAATTAGTTACATTGATGGCTACACTTATTTTAGTCCAGTTTGGTGTGATAACAATACTCTGAGTATTAAGGTCAGTAAATGCAACTGCTCCATTAATATTGACTGAACCTGTAGTTTTAGCCCAAAATGAAATATTATAGTTTCCATTTATGGATGGTAAAACATAGTTAAACCTCATACGTTGTGGGTTAGTCCCACTGGCTATGCTAATAGCTGTTTGTGTACCATCCATTGCAATTCCACCATTATAGGTGGCTACTGAATTTCCCCCAATCTGTTGAATATTTTGCATTGAATTTTTAGTAAGAAAGTTAACTCCCCCAACTTGAACATTCTTAATTGCTAAAGTTAAATTTGTATTACTAGATATATCCAAGTTGCTTCCTACAGTATTTGATAGTTCATTTACAGTTATTGTATTAGCCTTTATTTCATTTGATGTTATGGTATTTGCCTTTATTTCATTTGCGGTTATAGTATTAGTCAAAATCTCATTGGCTGTAATAGTCTTACTTGCTATTTCATTTGCAGTTATTGAATCTGCCACAAGCTTATCTGCTGTTAGTGTTCGTGGTGTTAATGTCTCACCGTTCAAAGTGTCCACATTCTGTGATTGTAAAGCTCCTGTAATATTGTTTAATGCATATACTATGCTGCTATTAGTTCCCCTTATTACAAGTCTATCCACAGATAAAGTTCCAGCTGTTATACTATTGGCAGATAAATCTACAACTTTTAAGTCTGTGACTGAACCATCTGCAATTTGTTCTGTTTGCACAGCTGCATTGGCAATTAATGCATTTGTAATAGCACCATTTGCAATTATTGCACTTCCTACAGTAATAGTTCCAGCCTTTATACTATCGGCAGTGACAGAGCCAGCTTTTAATGTACCAGTAGTTAAATCTATTACATTTGCAATGCCAATACTTATGTTATCTACAGTCTCATTCGTTACATGAAGATTATCAATATCTGCTGATTTAGCTGTAATATAATCAGCCACAATCTGGTGGGCTACTAAAGTTTCAACTGTATCATTACTGCTTTGTGAGAAATCACTTCTTACAGTTCCAGTATTAATCATAAATGCAGCTATATATATAGTTGCATTTGAATCACCATTTAGTGACCTAAAGTTTATGGATTGTATAATATCACTGGGATGTTCAGTTGCTAAGTTAAAATCCTGTTCTTGGACTGTCCAATCACTATTTGCTTGATTTGCATATATCCTACATATATTTGGTGAAGTGTATGGGTTAGTCTCAGCAACATTAAATCCCACAATATTCTGGGGACTTAAAGACACTAATATTTCAGCCACCATATAAGATACTCCAGCTGGTATACTTCCTACTGTAAAATCAACTACAAAGTTTTGGTTATTATCATAGCCATGTAATATATAGCTATAATTTTTTTGGTTAGAAATTGTAATAGAAGTCCCTGGTGTTACTGTTACCATTTCTGATATAAGACCAGTTCCTGCACTATTAAAATTCCACGTAGTTCCAAGTACACCCACTAAGCAACGTTTGATGACTGCATCTAATGCACCTAATAGAACATTGCTTTGGAATACACCATACTCTCCGCTGTCCGTAAGTGTTATATCACTATATTTGGCTTGCAAACTAAAAACCATTTGTTTACCAATATAGTTATTGGGATTGATGATAACATCATTTTTATTAACATATCCATTGGGTGTTAACTTCCAAACTGAATCTGTATCGTGTAAAGTTGGGTCAGTCACCACACTAGCCCCACTAGTAACCCATTCTTGTACGGTATTACTTAATACCAATGCATGGTCAAAAAGATTATTACCACCGCTTGTGGCAGAATTAGCAATTGATAACATACTGTTAGGCACATATCCCATTTGTGCTTGTAATATTTTAATACTTTGTTGATTCTGTTGTGATAATTGAAACAGTGATTTTTGATTACTTCTTATAATATCGTTTTGAACATTACCCAAGGTAACCTCTTCATACCTTTTGACTAATGAATCGTAAGTATATCCAACCAATTCAGCTATTACATCTATATCTAATGCCTTTATAGTTATGAAGTCATATGGTTTAACTTCTTCCAATATTGCAAATTTTTTATATTCCTCTGTTTTAGATAACTCAATAAAATTTACTACATAAGAGTAAATGGGAATATCAATATGATTAGCATACTGAGCATTAACATAGTCCCTCATGAGTTGATAAATTTGGTCATTAGGTAATAATTTTTGTGCATCTGTAAGTGTTACTTGCACTTCTTTTACATAGATATTGGCATAGTTATTTATCAATGGGCTATCAACATATTTTTCGGGTAACACCGTATCTGTACTTGTATCTGTTGAATCTGTGGTAGTGCTTGTACTACCTAATGTGGGCATTGCTCTTGTAATTAAATTGCTATCATCTGCCGACTGTTCAAAGCCTGTAAGATTTTTTGAGTATTTAATTACTACACCATTATTTTGTCCAGCTTGCTTATACATTCCAATATTAAAATTATCTCTTACAAGTTCCCCACCCCATAAGTTAATATACTCCTGGTCGTTACTGCCGACTAGAGCATCAACAACATTTCGTCTTACATATTCAGCCGTATTTACACTAGCAATATCACCTACCCAACTAAAAGGGTGTAAATATTGTGTATTTGCTAGAATATAATTTCCAGCATCTATACCACTCATATTTGCTATTTTTACATCCTCTAAAAAATTATAATTTAAATCGTAAGTTATATGGTATCCAGTAACTTCGATATACATATACTGACTATTCTCATCCATCTTTTTTGTTGGTGTATTAAGTCTAAACAACTGATCTTGTTGATGTGCCACTGGGCATTTAATAATAGCCCCCTTAACAATACTTTCCCATATTGTATCCCCGGGGGTTATTGCATAAATTAAATCAATTTGAAACTGCCCATTTTTCTCCCATGTCACTTCACATTTAGTAACATTTTGTAGTACCAAATCATTTCTATCAAAATTACTTGTTTTATTTTTGTCATAAAGTATTATCATTTAATCACCACCTAGATATGGACATAAAACTTACCAATAACAATATATGGTTGTAAATTATTATGTGCTTGACCTCCGCCTGTACTCTCAATATACTCGGTTGAGCGAGCGCCATTAGATGCAACAACCATTACTCTATCTGCAAAACCATTGTATCCGTTATATCCTTGTGGTAATAAAGAATAATGCCCTGCATTTTCTTCGCTACATTTATACATATCTAATCCATGTATATGTGCAGCACTTTCCGCTATGGATAGAGTATGTGTCTTCTCTCCGCCAGTTTTACTTATGGCATTAAATTCAGTTTGTGTAGCATCTATTTGTACGAGTGTTTTACCATCCACATTTGGTAAGTTAGCCCCATAAATTGAAGCTAATCCACTATATCCACTCGTTGACCTACCATCTAAAGGTAGCCAGTGAGCTATATTTTTTGCTACTGGTGAAGCAACTATATCTCCTGTTTCGTAGTGCTCTGCATTATTGATTTGAGTTTGCATGTCCACAAGTGATGCCTGCATAGCTTGTATAGTATTAAGTGCTTTTAATAGGGCTGGATAGTTTGGATCACTTATTATATCCTCATAGTTACTTACTGCTTGAACTACATTAACTGTTCCAGTATTGGTTGATATTGTTCCAGTTGGGTCTACTATCATAAGTTCAAGGCTTACCGCTCCCGCTACATTTACCATACTGTCAGGATAAGTTACCATATAATGCCCAACCCCAGTGTCAATTACGTCTGCTACTTCAAATATTGTCCTCCCATTCGGTGTTTTAGCATTAAGATATATGGCTTGATTAGCTGTATTTTGTACAACTCCATTTAAGGTTCTTGTTATATCAAGTCCACGACTTTTGTGGTCAGTGGTTTTAACATCTGGAAGATCTGCCAACGCTTTATTTACTTCTAAATTCAAAGGATAAAATCCATCAAACATCTAATCATCTCCCTATTTTATAATTTCACATTTCATAAATATTTCTAAACTTTCTGTTTGTAAATCTTCGGGACAATTTTCAATTTTAACTTCGAATAAATTTAAAGGAGTCTCTAAATCTTCTTTTAACATTTCTTTATATTCAGCATAGCTCCTGTTATATTCAGCGATTGAATCCTTATATTTTTCTTGTATTGCTTTAAATCTCTCAGTAAACTCATTGATTTTTTCTGTTTCTTCGGGTTTGATAGTATATTCGTTTGTTGCTTCATTTAGTGAGCCTATCTCCTTAATCAATTCTCCTCTTTTTTTATTCAAAGGTTCTATTATTTTGTCTATGCCATTTTCTATCTCTATGAGTGCTTCTATCTCAGATTTAATAATATTTTCATTTTTTAATAGTACATATCTAAATTTTACATTTCCCTTATCTTTTTCAGCACCTATTGCCTTGTATATCTTAATTACATCTTCTTTATTCAATTTCAATTCCTCCTATAAAGTTCTCCAGTGTGGAGTTAATATTACTTGCTTAATATTGCCTATAAATTCAATAACATTTTTACCTGGATATAATACTGGAAATTCACCCGACATATTCATGCCTAAGTTTTGGTTGCCTTTATAGCACTGCTGTAAATCTGAATCACATTCAACCAACTGATCCACTGCGTAAAAATCAGTTTCAACACCATTTATAAGTAATCCAATATCACCCTGCCCATAGATTTTAAAGTGTGGCAAAGATAAATCATATTCATTCATAATTATTGTTTCCCAAGTTGTAGTTGTTGGATTATAGACTATAGGTGTATCACCAAATTTTAAAAAGGCATATGGGAAACATGAAAATACCACCGTAAAAGTCCTTAAATTATTAATAAGTAATTTATCTATAGATATAATATTATCTATACTAGCCTTCCAATACCTATCAGATGCATTACTTAAAATTAACTTTCCATTACCTCTAAGCCAGTTTTTCATTAAATCCAAGTTATCACCTTTGTATAGAATATCAATGGATTTTTCTATGCTATCAAATACATCTTGTCCATAATCGTCACTTTCTAAAATTCTCAAATTACCATTTCTTCCAGCCACCGGAGTTTTAGTTACACGTCTACTTGGGGATGATGCATCAGGTAAGGGATATGTTTGAATATATACACCTTTAATATCTAAAGAGCAAATATCTTTAAATGTTATGTATGTTGCCAATTACACCGCCCCCTTCCCCATATTTATATTTGTCTTAATGTTATTTGCATCTCTCATCAATTTTTTTAAATCAGGATATCCAATAACCTTTTCAACGTTAAATATTAAATCACCGATTTTACTAGAACCACTATTGTTTGAATTAGCACCATCTGCATTATTAGATACATTATTTACGTAGTTATTGGTAGTATTATTTGATGTATTTAAAGATGATAATGAAGGTACTTGCATATTACTCATGCTATTTGCCATTGACGATAAATTATTCGAAATCCCGTTCTGCATAAGCTTTGTGGTATCATTATTATTTAAAACTGTTTCACCACCACCCATATATACAAGTTCAGGACCTTTTTCACCCACTAAGGTCAAACCCTTTGTGGCATTTGTTGTACCTGTGGCTAGTCCTGGTATAGAAAGACCAGTTAACCCACTTACAATATTACCTACAACCTTTAATGTTTTTTCGGGAAAGCTCAAATTAGCCCACCCTTGAGATATTTTTGCAAATTCTTGTCCTACGCTATCGCCGAATTTTGTAAAAGGTGATAGCATTTTCCCTGTACTTGTATCCATATCCTTAACTAAATCGCTGTTCATCTTAGTTAGATGCCCAACTACTTGTTCTCTTTGGTCTTTCGCTGATTGTATACTTTGGTCTCTTATCTTTCCAGCATCTGCTATTAGTTTCGTAGCTTGGTCAGCTGTTATAGAATGAGTTACATCCCTTTGATAGATAAAATTCGCAACTGTTTTATTATACTGGTCGTTTGCTGCCGCTACGGATCCATCTCTTTGCTTATTAGCACTTTGAATAATACTAGTTGCTTGTTGCTCTGTGATACTTGTACCATAGCTTTTCATTCTCTCAAGAATTACTTTACTTTGTATTTCATTACTGCTTAAAGACGTTACTGCAGTAGTATTCATTTTATTTTGTATGTCATTAACTTGTGTTTGTTCAGCAGTAGTTAATTGTCTATGCTGATTAGATGCATTAGTATAAATGGCTGTTATTTGTGCTTCATATGTGTCTATTTTAGCTTTTTGTGCATTATTATTTGAAGTCATATTCGCTAATACTTTTTGTTCATCAGTTGTACTTAAAGCATCACTTTTAGCGAAATAATCTTGCATAGTTTTAAATCTAGTATTATATTGTGTATCATCTGCATTTTTAATTTTAGTGCCCATAGCTGAAAATTGGCTCACTACACTGTCTACTTGCGTTTTGGTTATGCCTGTACTTTGTGTCATAGTGTCTGTAAACTTTTTAATAGTATCAGTTTTCTGCTGTGCTGTTAATCCACTAACCTTGCTTACCATTTGTGTATATTGTGCTACAATATCATTCTTATTTTTAGTAGATAAAGTGCTTGTATTACCAACCATATTTGTAAAATCCGTTAAAACCTTATCTTTAGCATTACCATTTAAGTTAGTAACCTTATTTGCCATATCTGTAAATTGTGATATAACTGCTGTTTTTGTTTGCCCAGTGAACTTATCAGAATTTACATATATATCTGTCATAGTTTTTTTAACATTATCATCCATTTGCATGTATGAACTAACTGCAGTTTTAGTAGCATCATCAAAGTTTACTGTTTTAGTTGTTGTAACATCCATCTCCGTACCATATGCACCCATGGTTTTTGTATGTTCTTGAATTTTATCATTGAATAAATCTACGCTTGGAGCTGCTTGTTCTGTTATTGCATGATGTATAGCTATCCCTGTTCCTACTATAGCAGCTCCAGCTATTAGCCAAGGAGCTGCTGATATTGCAAGTGCTGCTAATCCTGTTGCTGCTACTCCTCCAGCTAATGCAGTTCCACCCAATGCTTCTCCAGCACCAACGGCTGCCGCTCCTGCTCCTGCAACAGCTTCTCCAGCTGTTGCAGATGCTACTCCAACTCCTGCAATTTCAGTAGCAGTTGTTGCTGCTGCAGTTGCTGCTCCCCCTTCGGCTAATGTGCTTGCCTCAGTTACAGCTGTTTTTGCAACAGTAGCAGCTGTAGTTGCTTCCGTTGCTACGGCTCCGGTGCCTTTTGCTACGGTATTTGCTTCTTCAGCTGCTGTGTTTACCTCTTCTACAACTGTATTTGCTTCGGTTGCCGTAGTCGTGGTTTCTGTGGCCACTGTACTTGCTTCTGTTGCAATTGCATCTGCTTGACTTGCAATAATTTTTTTACCAATAAAACCAGTGAGCCTACCTACACCTTTCTCTACAACACTAAGTCCCGTAGCTACTTTACCGATTATAAGTAACGTAGGTCCAGCCACAGCAACTACTTCCAAAACTGTTACAATATTTTTTTTAGTGCTATCGTCCAGTTTGCTAAAACCTTGAACTAATGAGGTTACTTGTTTTACAACAGGTACTAATGATGGTAATACATCTTGTCCAAACGCAATCCCAAGTGCTGAAACGGATTCTTGTAATTCTTTAAAATTGTTTTGTGCTGTATCTTTCATACTATCGGATAATCTTTTAACTTCTCCTGTAGCATTATTAGCATTAGTAGAAAGTGTACTTAAATATCCACTACCTTTGTGCATCAATATTCCCCAAGATGCTAATGATTCTTTCCCAAATATAGTCGCATAAGCTGCTTCTCTTTGCTTATCTGTCCACCCAGACGTTTTCTGTGACATTTCTGATATAGTTGTTGTAAGGTCTTTCATTTTCCCATTTGAATCAAACGCTGAAAATTTCATTAAATCTAATTGAGTTTGCATCTTTTTAGTAGGCTTTGTTAAGTTTACTAACCCTGCTTGTAAACTTGTTGCTGCCGTAGATGCATCTATACCATTACTTTCTAGTTCTCCAATAGCCGCAGCTGTTTGAGACATTGGAATTTTTAACTGACTAGCTAATGGTCCAACAATACTGAAAGCTTCTCCTAAACTTGAAATACTAGCTTTAGTGTGATTAGCAGTATAAGCGAAAGTATCTGCCATATGTGTCATATTTGCAGTAGTTGTAGCAGCATCATTGGTTTTCATCCCATAGGCTTCTAGTGACGAGCCTAATTTATCTACTGTAGTTTCTAATTCTTCATTTGAACCTCTCGCCGTATATAAAGATGTTTGCATAGTATCCATTGCTTCACTAGCAGTATATCCATCTTTAACAAGTGTTAATAAACCTTGATTTATATCATCTGTAGATTGTCCGAAATCCTCACTCCATGTTAATGATGAACTAGACATTTGGCTCATCAATGAATTAACCTGTGAGACTGGAATACCTGTTGCAGCAACTTCTTTTCTTATATCCGCTAATTGATGTTCAAAGTCTGACGCTGATTTAGTCGCTAATCCTAATCCTGCCACTATTGGTAAAGTAACCTTAGTGGTTAAACTTTCTCCAACTGTAGTTAAACTCTCACCAACGGCCTTTGTCTTTGTAGATAAAGTTGTTAATTGTGTCCCTGCAGTAATCCAATTGCTCCCTTGGGTTGCTATTTCTTTATTTGTACTTGCCAAACTATTCTGCATAGAGTTTAAGGATGCTTGCTGTTTATTAGTTTGAATAGTATAACCATCTACTGCTTTGAAATTCTTAATTACAGATGCTTCTTGCTTTGTATATTCTGCATCTAAGGCCTTATATTGTTTTTCTAGGTCAATTGAAGCTTCAGTATTTTCACCCATGGTAATTTTACTTTCTTCCCATGCTGTTTTTGATGCATCAACTTTAGTTTTCAATTCCATCATTGTTGTAGATTCTTGCTCTAATGCAGTTTTAGACTTTTGTAATTGCTCTTGGTATTGTTGAACTACTTGCTTTTGAACAGTTATTTGTTCACCTAGTGAACTAGCTTTAAGTTTTAAGCCATCTAGTGACTTGCCAAAAGTATCTGAACTTGTAATACTTGATTTAAAACCAGTGTCTAATACTGTTAATTGCCTTTTCAAATCCTGAATACCAGTTGTAAAACTAGAATCGTCCATCGCGATTTTGACCGCTAATCCCGCTATTTCATCTGCCATATAAATTAACCTCCTTTCTTAAAAGATTTGGTCTATAGGTGTTAATTCTTTTGGCTTTACTACTGAATATGTTATTAAATCTAAGTACCAAAAGAAATCCATATCATCAATTTGCGATATAGATTGTGTTTGCATTAGATCTATATAAAGTTCTTTAATAAAATCCAGTGGAGTTAGTTTTTTAGTTACTCCACCTTTTCTTGGGGGACTGTATTTAATTTCACACCCATGGTATTTAAGATAGTATTCATATATTCAAATGCTTTAGTTTTAAATTGATCAGCTGGTAATTCCTCAAATAGTTCATCTATAGTAAATTGCTTTTCAAATAGTTCAACTATGAAATTTCCTATCTCATCAATGCTTTCTGGAGTAATGTGGTCAAATGCTCCGCTATTTAAAACCTCAAGTGATTTTCTAACCATTTTAAGTTTTGGATTAAATGTTTTATAAGTTTTCTTTTCTATAATTGGCTTATTATTTTTATCAATTCCTTTACCCTTCTCTAAAACTATTTCTAATTCCATTATTTTTTCACGCTCCAATATATTTTTTATCTTATCTTAAAGTTATTATAAAGTTCATTACCTGCTTGGTTATAAACTATTTTCTTCAAATTTAATAGAAAGGGTTTTTACGCCCTTTCCTTTTATACTGTAAAGTTAATTGCTAATTTATCTGATAATTTAACACCACTAAGGCTAGTTACTCCTTCTGTCACAATTCCTACATAATCACCAACTGCTAAATTTGCTATTGGGTCAATTGTAATTATTTTATTTGTACTATCAATTGTTACTGCTGTGGCTATGGAAGTTCCATCAGCTTTCATCAAAAATATGTTAGTACCATTTACCGTATCGACATTTAATGCTTTATTAAATGTAATAACTACACTTCCACTAGCTGAAACCCCTGTTGCCGCATCAAGTGGTATCGTAGTTGCTGTCAATGCAGTTGTATCTACTCCAGGAATATAAACATTTCCAAACCACATTTCATCCAAATCCTGTGTAGTATCAATATGATATTCCCACGGATGTTTCTCTACGAGTAATCCTGTATTCGGATCCGTAACTTTAATTACAAAATTGGTTGGTTGGAATGAACCTGTCACTTTAGGTACTTGTCCTAAATCCGGTTTGCCTTCCAGTCCCTTCATTGTGTCATCAGGCAATGTAAACTGCCCTTTGTAAACTACTCCGTACCTATTACCTTGGTTTCCTGTTAGTGGTGATTTATAAAGAGCTGCTAAATAAGGTGCTGTATCTCCTAATGCTGCATAAGTTCCACCCTCTGCTGATATATTTTGTCCTAATATAAGCGCCCTTTCTTGTACATATAAATCGTACCATTGTGCCGTTAAATCTGCTGAATCAAACAAAGTTGCTTGATCTATAAGTCTGTTTTCTGCATATGCCTTGTCTGTATTTTGTTTTGGCTTTATGTCTAATTCCTGTATGTTCTGAAATACTACTGGAGTATTATATGCTAAGTTATTTATTGTATCTGCTGTATTTATTGCTACTGCAAATTTTGTTATTCCTGTTGCTGGCATTAAAATCACTCTCCTTAAATTTTTACATAAAAAATGCACTCAATCATGAGTGCTCGTCTACATACGTACAACTAATCGGTGTATGATATGTTTTTGTTTCAGGTTCATATAAATTTTGTGCTGTTATCTCACAGAATCCATTGTTTGATAATAAAATTTTTATCTGTTCTTCTAACTCAACTTGAAGTTCTTTACTCCACAAATCAACCTGTACATGATAATGTTTTGCCATTTCCTTTGTAGTTTCTGCAAACGCACTACCTTTATCGTTATATTTAGAATAGGTGATATATGTTGTTGCAGCCCCCCATAAATTGTCTGCACACATGGAATAGTTAAAGATGCTAAAGCAGTTTTAAGAACATTATAAATATTCATCTTAAAGCCTCCTTTAATTTGGATATTATTATTTTCTTAGCCACATATTTGTTATTTTGAAAAGCTGGTCGCATAAATGGATGCGCTGGAACAACCTTTCCATGTTGATTCGTATGTCCAAATTCTACATACCAACTATAGTTTGCTTCTTTATCTACATCACCAACCCATATAGCCTTAACACCATTAATAGTTTTAACCTTACTCATTTTCATGGCATTTCTAAGGTTGTGTGAATGGTCAATAAATTCTGTTGTTTTCTGAATTTCTTCAAGCATTGGTCCAGCTGCTTCTTTTAGTATTGGATTAATAACCTTAGATGTTTTCTGCCCCATCATTTCAATTCTATTGAGTAAGTCCCCCATACCTTGGAGTTCTACATTAACTCCCACTATTAACCACCTCTTCTGTATAAATAGTCAGTTCTTTTCTATTTCCATCTTTATCCGCTGGCTTACCTTTAATTAAATAAGTGCCTTCATTATCAACAATTTTCATATCTGGAGTAATGCCTTTAAAATATCTAATTAAAAATATTGTGTCTGTTTCACTTTGACTTGCGGCCGCTGCATAAAATAATCTTGCGTTCAATCCTTCTTTTCTACTCCAAGGTTTTTTAAATGGTTGCCAATTTTCTAAAGGTGTACCATTTTCATCTGTAGGCGGATTAGATAAATTTCTATTTATATTTTGAACAATTGTTATTTTGTGATTATATTTTCCTGCACCCATTTAATCCACCACCTACAATATAGTTATCCTATCCATTTTTAATAAAGATGTAACGGCAAATGCCATTTCTTTTGTAACATCAACACTTCTTAGTTCACTTATAATAGACCTGTTATCGTACCAATGGCTTATAAGCATAAACATAGCTTGTTTGACTTTTTGTGGTACTTTAGTAGCATTATCACCGTATCCACAAGTGAAATTTATTATTATAGGATCTAATGGCCATAATGGTCCATACGGAAATATTGTGCCATATGGTGGGCATATCTTTCCTAAAATCCCACTATTACTAGCTATATAATCAACATTTTCAACTAAATTAAATTCAGTACCGTATATGTCTTTGTAATTTATGCTATTAATAGTTTGCAAATTTCCTTTAGGTATTTCAATAATATTAGGTATATGATAATTGTTTAAAGAATCCTCCCTAGCGCATGGAAATTCTTTTAATGACATTTCCCACGTCTGAGTTATATATGCCCTGTGCTGATATGTTTCACACCATTCTCTAGCGGCTGTTATAAGCGTTTGAATATAAGAGTTTTCTTCATCATCTGTTATATCTTCTACCCTTAAATATGCTTGTGCTTCTTGCAACGTTAAAGGTTCAATTACTGGTGGTGTAACCAGTTTTAAATTATATTCTGTATTCATAAGATCACAACCTTAAAAGGTGGACTAGCCACCAATTATTAAGAAGCTGTTGGAGCATATACAGTTTCTTCAATTATTTCAGCAGAAATTAAATTCGCTGCATTGCTAATTGCGTAACTTAATCCTAATGTTTTTCCTTGTGGAATAAGTTCAGGTGTTATGCAAAAATCCACTATAAAATTACCAGTATCGGCATCTATGGTATACAAGTGTGCGTCTGTTTGTCTAACTCCTCCGACAAAAACAGGAATATCAGCAAATGCCACTGGGTTTGTTCCCACTGCATCATCAGCAGAATTTAAAGTTAGTGCCAGTGGTGCTGCATTTCCCATAGACACAATTGCCCTTATAGTTATTTTTTGAACACCAGGAGTTGGGGCAACATAGCTCGCCTCTCCTACTGCTGTTGTTTGTGGCGCTAAAAGTACTCTTGTTCTATGTGATTCTGGTATAAATGTTAAACATCTCATATTAATATCTCTCCTCTCAAATTATCTACTTGCTAATGTTACAAATGGGCTTAATGTAGTTGTACCTTTGTATGGAGTAATAGGCTTATCCCTAAATGGTGCTCCATTAAATCTATAGATAAATCTGAATAATTGTTCATCATATAAAAATCTTACATGAATAGAAACATCAGCTCTAGGTGCGCTCTTATCAATTCCAACATATTGTGTAGGATCACATAATATAATATCTCCAGCAGTTCCTAATCCAGCTGCCTGTTCTATTGGAATAACTGGTGCTCCTTTTAATGTTCCTTTTTGCAAATATTCAATTGCTAACGGATGAATAGTACCGCCTGTTCCAGCATTAAATGCCATTTCAGTAAGTTGTGAATCTAGTTCCTGATTTATATACCAAACTGCATTTTTCTTTAATCTAGCAGGCAACCTAATCCACATTTTATTTATGTTTGCCGCTACTATAGTTCCAGAAGCTTGACTTGTTTCTTTTGGTACAGTAATTAATGCTTTTGAATTTAATATTCCTAAAGGCTTTCCAATACCATCGCCGTTAATTATTGAATCATCAACTTTGAATGACATTTCCTCTGCGAACCCTTGTTGAATTATATTTCCTAATGCTGTAGAATCTTGAAGTAATTCATCAGTTGCATAGCAAAGTCCGATTAGCTTTTCAAGCTTTAATTCGAAATCTCTAAACTTTGGTTTACTGGCTGCAACTGTTCCAGCTTCTGCACCCCAATAAGCTTGAACACCGCCCCATCTACTTCCATCTGCCCTGCTATTTTCATCAATTCCTACAGTATTTAATTTATTTGTATTTGCGCCTATAGGGATTTTTCTTATTCTGTTAGCAACTTGTGTTTCAGCATTCATTGAACTCATAAGATCAGTTATAAAGTCGGTATCCATTAAAAATCCACCCTCTGAACCAACATTTTCATTTGTCCCGCTTGCAGAATTCTGTAATATTAAACGATTATCTATTCTAGCACTTGGTGCAGATGCCTGTGAAACTGCTTGTAAAAATTCACCTATGCCGCCTTTCCACTTGTCTTTACTGTGATTAGCTGGGTCGGCATATAAAGGATCGTTAACTACTTTCTTAGCAGATGCCTTTGCTGCTGCTTGTACTTTTTCATCCTCAATTATTTGTTCTTGAGCACTTATTTTTGCATTTACAGCCTTTATTTCATCCTGTTTTGCCTGTATTTCCTCCGCTGTAGCATCATCTTTAGCGATTAATGCCTTTGCTTGTACCTGTAATGCTGCTTTTTTGTCTTGTAATTCTTTTAATTTATCCAATTTTTTACCCCCGAATTTTTATTTTTTGCATAAAAATAACCTTAGAGTGTGCATTCTAAAGCCAATTTTGCTTTTAATTGTTCTATTGTTTTGTTATCTTGTAGTTTAGGCTCTTCAATAACTGTTTTTTCTAACTCTTCAAGTTTATTATTTATCTTATTTAGTGCTTTTAATATTTCACTGTTACTGTCTTGTGAGTTTTTAGCTGCTTGTGGCTCTTTCTTAGCAAGGCTTTTAGGTAAGTGTTTATACTTTCCAAAGAATTCACTATTTGCACAAGCTGCCACTGTTGCTGTTTTATCTACCTGTACATTAAAATACTCTGATGTTTGTTCCCCTGTCATCCATGTTTCATCATCCATCATTTGTTTTATTTGTTCTTCTGTTACACCATCTTTTGCATTGTCCATGTAGATATTTACTAGAGACAATCCAATTTGGTCTAGCCAATCTGCTGTTTGTCTGAAATCATTTGCGTTTCCCTGTGCAAAAGTCCATGCATTGTGTATCATAAATTGCGCTGATGAAGGAATTATTACTGTATTTCCTGCCAATGCTATTATGCTTGCAGCACTTGCAGCTAGTCCATCAACATAAGTTGTTTTGTTCGCATCATTGCTTTTGAGTATGTTATATATCGCTATTCCAGCAAATACATCACCACCACCACTGTTTATGTGTATATTTACATCTGTCATTCCATCAAGTTCATTTAAAAAATCCGCAACATCTTGTGGTGCTTTATCCTCCGGGTCTCCAAAACTCCACCAATCTTCCGCATTGTAAGCAATACTTACAATATCACCATAAAAATATAAATCTGCTGAATTGTTTGATTGATTTTTAATTTCCATTTTGCCAACATTCTTAATATTCCCTGTTTTATCTTTTTTAGTAAATTGATATATTTTAGGCATATATTTACCTCCTTTCAAAGTAATTAATCTATAAAATAAGTAGTTAAACTTAATTTTAAGCATAAAAATAAGGCTTAATAGCCTTTTATTTGTTTTTGTTTAAAATAGTATTGTATATGGCTTCTGTCATAGCCTTTAATTGGTCTTTTGTTTGTATATCACCAGCCTTACCCATATTTAAAGGTTGTAAATAGATGTTTCCTGGTTCTCCAATAGAAGGCATATTTTCAAGTCTATGAATGTCATTTACAGATAGCCAACCCCATTGCCTGCCTTGTGCATAGTAAGTTGCTCTACTTGCTATATCTCCACGTAACAGTGCGTCTGCTTTAAATTCCAAATAATAGCCTGCTTGTCTTTGTTCTCGTGTTAATAATTGCATATTCACATTGTCTTCCCATCTTTTAAACCATGGGAGCATTGTGTACATAACAAATTCAAGGCTTTGTTGCTCTATATTATTATTTGTGGACCTATCAAGTTTATTGACTAAATGTTGTGGTACTCTATAAATTCGGCAAATATCTTCTATTTGAAAATACTTACTTTCCAAAAGTTGGGCATCAACTGGTTTAATTTGAAATGGTTGAAATTCTAACCCATCTTCTAAAATCATTGGAGTACCAGTATTTTTTAAACCTGTATAATTTGTTTTCAATTCTTTTTTAAGTCTATTAAATGCTACTTCCTCCAGCACTCCTGGACTTTTAAAAGCACCTGTTGAGTTTGCACCATTCTTATAGAAATTAACACCAAATTGTTCATATGAAATTCCTAATCTTATAGCAGATGCAGCGTATTCTATTGGTGTTAATCCCACAATCCCATCAAAACTTATACCTGGTATGTGCAGAACCTCTTCTCTTGAAAAATCCTTCTTACCATCTACTGTATATATAAGTTTTTTGGTATTAATATCTCTATGAATCTCCACTCTATCATAAACATACGGATATAATCCTATCAATTCGCCTTTGCGATTCAGCAATCTTTGAGATACACTATTCCCTCCCAAATTTAAAGAATTCATACACATTTCTTTAAAATTGAAAGGTGACATTTCACTGTTGGGTTCGTTGTGTAAAATATCATATATTGCTAGATCATTTGTTTCTTTTCTTTCACCGTTTTTATCTTTTCTATACAACATGGCTGGTGTATTAGCAAAGGTTTCTCCTAAAACTCTCACACAACCAAAAACTGCGCTATACTTCATTGCCGTTACTTTATCTATATTGAATCCTGTTGTGCTATCTCCTTCTAAATCATTACCTGTTAAAAAGTCCGAAACTTTTTCTTGAAACGTCTTACCAAATATAAGTTTTGCAGCTTTTTGCTGAAATTCATTCAAATTTTAACCACCTCCAATCATATCTGAAATAAAAAAGCTTTAAATAAAAATAAGGCATATTCTGCCCCTCTAATAATTTTTCTATATTGCAAGTATAGCACACTAATATAGTACATATTTCCTAAGTTCTTCCCGAATATTTCCACGTTTTCATTTAGGGTGATTTTCATCCCTTACTACTCTATTCCTTGGTGGAGTTGGTTTTACTCGTGGTACTCTAATTCCATATGCACCACATTTGGGGCATTTTGCATCATCCAGTTTACTTTGAAAAGCTTTTTCACAATGAATACAGCTATAATTTTTACTTAATGGTTTATCAGCATCTAGTTTTAGAAAACCTCTCGATAGCTTTTTAAATTCATTATCTGATATTACGTTTCTGTCACTTAAGGATATTAAATCACTAAGTGTATATAATTGTGCAATTTTTGAACTTGGTGGTGCACATGGTGGCATAGGTATTTTCCGTGGTTGTTTAGGTGGCCTATCAATTTTAAAATTGGCTAGCGGTACATCTTTTGACCTTTTTAGTTTACTTAATATATTAAACATTTATTTAGCTCCTTATAATAAACTTCTCATTCCACGTTTTGCATAAACTGAATGTCCAGCATTAGGATTAATAATAATCATTCTTGCATGTGCATTCATAGCTGCAGCAGCTGGATCAATCCTAAATGTACTTTTAGCTTTATCTAACATAATATTTTCGTTAGCATCTTCTTTAGTAACCGCATTTCCTAGTGCCCATGTTAAAACTGGATTGTTGTTATGAATTATATTACCTGCATAAACTTCGTCTCTAAAATCCTTTGTACCTTCTCCTAGGCTTCTTATCCCTTGTCGCATTTCAACCATAGTATATCCGTCTGATTCCATATCTTGAGCAAATTGTGTAGCATTCCATGGGTCATATACTATTTCTTTAAACCTCCATCTATATAGCCGTTCCTTGTCTTTGATATACTTTTTAATATATTTATAATCAACTACACTTCCTGGAGTTAATGTAAGCCATCCTTGCTCTTCCCATAGATCATAGCGTACTTTGTCTTGGTCCATTTTAGCTGCAAGTCTATCTTTTGGCATAAAACTATGGCTCAATACAACCCTTTTTCCATCGTCAAGTTTAAACTCACAATCAATAGATGTTAAATCAATCTTTGCCGATAAATCTAAACCTGCTATACATTCTGCATTCTTTAATATATTTAAATCAAATTTATCATCACCACAAGCTTTCCATCTATCCATTTCCATATATCCACTTGCTCTTTTATCAATCCAAACATCCATGTTTTTAGTAAGAAATGTTTTCATTTTCTCAGGTGCATCTAGTGCCGCTTTCAGCTCTCCTCTTAAATAATCAAGTCCAACTTCATTTTCAGCTACTATTGGGTTGGCTTTAAGCCATACTTTTTCGTCCTTTATATCATCTAATAAATTACCCTTTTCGTCTTTATCAAGCTCATTAATCATTACATAATATTCGTCATTTTCTGTAGTACTGTCGGGGTTCAATATATTACTAACATATTTATACTCAACCGAATAGCAAGGATGATTTAATTCATATCCAGCAGTTGTAATAATCATCATTAATGGTTGCGTTCTTGAACCCATACCAGATACAATAATGTCATACATTTCACTTGTTGGATGGGCGTGATATTCATCAATTATTCCACACTGAGGATTAAATCCATCACCTGTTTTACCATCTTCTTTACTAAGATATGTCATGTAAGAGTCTGATTTAATATGAATTATTTGACCATTGGCTATCTTATTTTTACCTTTCAAAAATTGGCACCTTTTAACTTGTAATCTTGCTTCGTTCCATACTATTTTTGCTTGTTTAGTTTTTGTTGCAGCACAATATACTTCACTTGCGCTTTCACCATCAGCAAAAGTTTCATAATTACCAACGCAAGCTTCACTTTGAGACTTCGCATTTTTCCTCCCTACTTGCCAGTATGATTTCTTAAATCTCCTATAACCATTTTTTATTTTTATCCATCCATATATATTCCCAAAATTAAACCTTTGAATAATATGGGGTTCTATAAGTGTCCCTGCCAATGGTCCTTTAGTATGTTTGAAAAATCTCATCCAATCTAAAAAGTTATTTGCTTTTTCTTCATCAAAAACATAAGGGAATTCCTCTGTACCTTCTCTTGCTAAATCATTTAAAAATCTTTGACAAGCCCATTTGTGTTTTTTGCAAGCTACTATATTACCTTCCACTATATCGTTACTGTATTGAATTAGTTCTTCTAAAAGGCTCATATATCACCAAACTTTTGGTCAAATGTGCTAGGTGTTTGTTTAGGTTCCTGTTTTGGCACATTTTTCACTTTTGATAATGGATTTAAGAATAGTCTATCTTCCATTTTTATAAGCATATCCATTTTTTTATTAATTGCTGTCTCCATTTGAAGATCTGTATTTGAATATAAAACTCTTTCAACAGTTTCTTGAAATTCTTCTGGAAATATATTTTGATATTGTGACCAATCTGCGTGTAATCCGCTCAATCTGTCCCTAGTTTCACATAAATTCAAATATTCACTATGTGTCATACAGTATCTTGATAACAATCCAGTATCTCCACTAGAAACAAAATCAACTTCTTTATAAATTTTAACGATTTCTTTCCACTTCTTATATGCATTTACGTTATTTTTGATATAATTAGGGCATACTAATTTATTATTTCCTAATTTAATTTCGGTATCTTTTCTTTTGTCAATTTCGGCTTTGGTCAAGTGTTTCTTGCCCTGTGCCAATAATAAATTAATTGGTTTTGCATTTCTACCCATGACCTCACCTCCTAAAAATCTGATAAAGGGAATATTTTATGAGGAAATCTGGACTACACGGTCCCCCGTAAATAGCCCCAAGGATTTACATACCCCCTACCCTGCATTTGATACTCACCTAATCATTACAACAATAAAAAAAGAGACAACTATTGTTTATTAGTTATCGCTTTACTAGTGTCTTTACCATATTAGTATTAGTAGTAAGTGTTATGTCTCACTCTAGTTAGTCTCTATGATAGTGTTAGGTGTACAATCATACTCTAGTACCTTCTCATTGGTAATCACATTGCCATTCTCTTCTCTATAATATATTTTAACTCTTTCAATGAGTTTATCTTTGTTACAAATATATTCCGCAATATCTTTTAATTCTTTCTCACTCAATCTATGCATCGTTGCATCACCCATCATTACTACTTGTACCATCTATACTCACCATCCTTATTCTCATTCTTAGTTACCTCTTGCCGTCTTCATATCATGACACCTCTTGCATAATGATTGCCAGTTATCTCTATCCCAAAACAATTGCTTATTACCTCTATGTGGTTTGATATGGTCCACTACTGTTGCTGGTGTATATCTTCTTTCTTTCATACACTCTACACATAACGGATGCTTGATCAGATAACCTTTTCTTGCCTTATCCCACCTTGTATCATACCCACGTTCTCTTGCGCTCTTCCTATCTTTTTCCATGGTGTTCCATCTTTTCTTTTGTTGTTCCTCATATATGTATCTATGCTTATCACAGTACCCACTTTCATCTCTTGTTAGTTCTGGACATCCCATCTTCTTACATGGTCTTAAACTATGTTGTGCCATTAGATATCATCTCACTTTATAATGGTGGCTGTGCTACTTGGGTTCTTATTACTCCAATCCGAGTATTATTGTTCATTGATATAACTCACTAAATTCACATTGATTTTATTGCATTACTTACTATCTTATATACATCTCCTGTTAATATTCCATGTGTCTACTTTGAATATCGTTTAAAGAAAGCATCTTCTATTTTCTTTAATTCATCATTCTTTAATTCTTTATCTGTATTTATATACTCAATAGATTGTTTATATATTTCAGCTTCTATCTCTCCCATTGCTTTTATTAAGTCTTTATTATCTTCCTTGATTAATTGTTCCTTTAATTTTTGCCATGCTTCTTTATACTCATTAACATATATAGGTTGCACATCTGCTACCAATATTGACGTTGATTTTAATTTTGATAATTCTTTTCTTTTAAACATATTATTTTCCCTCCAATTTTTCTTTTATCTTTGCCTTTATTCCTTCTATACTTAGTTCTTGTTGTGTCCATATATCCATTTTAGATTCTATATCTTCATTAATCAGAAATAATACTGTATAACCTTTTAAAGTTCTTTCTTGATGCTTTTCATTGGCATAATAAACATCTTGTATATCCCAGTTGTATTTTATATCTGTTAATGTAATTTCCATTATCTCGCCTTCTCTCTTATTTTGGGCGTAAAAAAAGAACCCTATTAAGAGTTCTTTTTTACGTGTATATTTTAAATTATATATAATTAAAATTCTCTATTAAAAATGAAATTAATAAATTGTTCTCCAAATTTGCTTATTTTAATATTTTCAAATTTTATGGTTTCCTCACCTAGACCAGCTAAATAATCTAGCTCATGAGCTATATCTAATATATTAAGTTTTTCCAATTTATAATATATATAATTCACTGGTATTGAAATATTTTCTTTTACTTCTTCTGAAAATTTTATATCTACTTTTCCGGATTTATCAAGAGATTCTAATATCTTTATATCAAGAGCTCTCAGTTGATTTAATACGTCATAATATAATAATATAATATCCTTTTTATAAATTTTATTATTAACTGAATATAAGAATCCCTGCATTATATATTTGATTTTCTCCTTTTCATCTTCTTTTTTTACTTCATGAAATACTTTAGGAAGAATAAATTTATTGACAGTTTCCCATTCATTATCATCCAATTTTTTTAATTCTGATATCATCTTATCTTTATTGGTATTTAATATTTTTATTGTTTCTTCTATATTTTCACTTTCTTTTTTATTGTTATAATCATTTATAATATTATGTATTTCTACTCCCATAAATATAGCTTTAGTAATTGGCTCTGGATTTAATAAAAGAGCTATTAGTGTGGCACTATGTTTTGTAATCAATGCTTTATTTACATTTTTATCCATATTATCTACCGTCCTTCTATTATATACTTCTATATCTTAAAGGCGTTATCCTCCTTTCATTTATCCTTGACTAGAAGTTTTATCCATTATTCCAACTAAGTGATCTTCACAGATAACATCATCATTAAATCTATTCCAACCAAATGGTATCATTGGCATAGGTGGAAGAAAGTTCAAGAGTACTTGCGCCGGTACTTCAACCACTTTACCGCATTTGTTACAAGTGTATTTATAAATTACTTCAATCATTTATTATCACCTCTATACTTTTGGTCATAAAAAAAAACCGTTAAGAGTTCTTTTTATTTGCTAATATTTCATACTTGTGGACTATCTCTTCTCTATTAATAAAATCCCAAAATTCTTTATTGTTACGATTTTTTATAATTGTGAATACTCCAAATAAAAGCATTTTTTCTATTGGTTGATTATTTTCCTCTTTTATTATTTTATTCTTTATCTTTGACCATACAGAAACTTTTTTATTCTTTACCTCTTCAATTTTAACTAATATAATAAGTCCATTTTTTTCAAAGTGGTCTAACTGTTGAACAATATTTTCATTTGTTCGTGTATTGAATTTTTTTACCTTAGTTTTCTCGAAAAATTTTACTGCCTTAACTTTACATCTCCATAATGTTTTTTTTAACATATGTGAATATGTTTTACTATTAATAAAATTATTTTTTGTATTTAATTTAATTAATACTACAATAGAGGGATTTTGGGATATATTATGTGTAAATCTATTATATATAAATATATCATTTATCCTTTTAACTACTAATAATCTAACAAGTAATACAATAAATAAAATAAATATAAATATAAAAAATCCCCCAAGAACTAACTCTATTATCAATAATATTATTGCCCCTATAAAAATATGTATTTTTTTCATTATTGTGATATCATCTCCTTTTGCCTTATATTTCTACAAAAGAAGATAAAATCCTTTATCTTCTTTGTCTAATTGCTCCATTTATTTTCTTATAACTTCTTTCTTTCATACACTCTTTGACACTGTCTTCTACCTTATCAACTACTATTCTTTTGCTATTACAGTAAGGACAAGTTAAGTATCTATCCTTACTCATTAACTCAACATCTTCACTTAGCAATACAAACTCTTTACTGCATGTCTTACATTTATAACTCGTATAGATACTTAACACATTCCCACCTTCTTAATAGTTTTTTATAATAAGTTCTTTATACTTACCTCTAGCCTTCTGTTCTCTAGAAATAGAATAATTCACTTCAACTTCCTTGATATTAAAATCCTTATACCATTGCCTTACTTTTTCATGGTCATTTATTGTTAATATAAATTTACCTTTGATATTGCTCAACTTATCTCTAAGTAACAGATGTTCTTTCTCTCCAAATTTATTGCCATAACCTGCTGTTTCAAAATACGGCGGATCTGCAAAGAAACAAGTATATTCCCTGTCATACTTATCTATTACTTTTTCAAAGGTTAAATTTTCAACATAAGTATTACTCAGCCTCTCTTTCAAATCTTTTAGTGCTTCAATATAAAATATCTGCTGTCCAGGTTTTGTATTTGTCCCATAACCATAATTACCACCTTTACTTGCAAAACTTTGAGTTACTAAATATAAAAACCTTACAGATCTATTTATCTCTGTAAGGTTCCCTACGCACTCATTCTTGTATTCCTCAAATATATCCCTTCCTGAAAAATCATATTGAAGCATTCTTTCAACTTCTGGTGCATGATATTTTATCATTCTGAATAGATTTATTAACTCTTTATCTATATCATTTATAACTTCGACCTTTGCAGGCTCCTTACCAAAATACACCCATCCTGCTCCAAAGAATAATTCTACATAACAAACATGCTCAGGTAACATACTTATTATTGTCTTTCTTAACTTGCTTTTTCCTCCCATTCTACTAATAGGTGGTTTTAACATTTTTATCATTTGTGCATCTCCCCTTGTTTTGATATTAGGTTGTTTACACACCGCCCGTCATATCAAAGCAAGTAATACAATATATAGCATTACTTATATACACTATCCACAATATGTTGTGAATAACTATCTTAGACATGAAAAAAGGAACACTCATTTCTGAATGTTCCTCTCCTCTATTCACTTTTTGTAACTGTACACATTATACCTCTTGACATCCCCCTTGTACTATCAACTTTCAATTAAATTCTTAATCCCCTTTTTTCTGCAAATAATTCTCTTGCTTTACTTAGACACCTATATACTGTTGCCTCGCCCATTGGAATACTTAATACTGCTTCATGAACCCTATTACTAATATCCCCCTTTTGTAGTTCTTTATCTGCGTCCTTAAAATATACAATTTCTATAGCATGTACACTATATATTTTTGATGTTGCTCTTAGTTCTGCCATTGTCATTTCTACGGCTTCCATATCATTTATTTCTGCAAGTCTCTGGGTAACCTCATTTTCAGCGGCTATTATTGCTGTTTCTGTTGGAAAACTTATACCACATCCATTCATTTTTCTTTCATAGTTTTCCAGTGCTGCATCATAAATTATTTTTTTATATTCATCAGCCGATATTCCCCTTGAAGCATAGAATCTAAATGCTGCAATTGTATAGTCTCTTATGTGATCTTTCAATGCCTCTCCTCCTAAATTATATATTATTAATTGTTTCTAAATTTGCTTGAATTGCGGCATAAAAATACCGTATAACCCATTTCTGAATAATACGGTATTACTACGTTTATTAATTGTAATTTATTTACCAACAAAATTAGCCATTCCATTAGCTCCGCTGTAAGGAGGTGCTCCTTTAACTGTTACATAACAAATTATAAGCATATATTCTGCTCCGCTAGGAATAGTTCTATTGAAAGTTAAAATAAATGTTTTTGCTGAGCCATTTTTGGGATCTATTCTGACCATATTATCTGTAAGTGAATTTCCAGAATTCACATTATCATTTCTACCAAGAGTAGCTATACCCCTGGGGATAGCATTCATTATATCCTTGACCCAGTAATTAGTTGACTTCATTCCTAACATTACATCAACATCTCTATCATAGCTAATTTGAATTTGATTAGGCGAAATCTGTTCCAATTTTACTAACATTGGTATAGGAAATTGCATATCCATCATAGGGCTCATGTTCTGCATATCCATCATAGGATGCATACCGTGCATCATCATTGGATACATACCTTCCATCATCATTGGACACATACCTTCCATCATCATTGGATACATACCTTCCATCATCATTGGGCACATACCTTCCATTCCCATCATTGGATGTATACCTTGCGTTGGATTGCTCATATCAGTTTTCAATAATTACACCCCACAAATAATTTTACCTACATTTGTATTATATGAAGCGAAGTAATCCTTGTTACAAACTTTAAAGAATTTATTCATAGAAAAATTTTAATAGTATACAGATCCTTTTTCATATTTGATATAACTACCAAAATAATCCAATTATGTATTGATATGACACTATAATTTACTATTTGATACATCATTATACTTATAGTAGAAGGGAATGTTTTTTAGTTTAACACCGTATTATTCAGTTTTCAAAGAACATTATTCGTATTTCTTATTTATAAAAGTTGCTTCGCAATATAGTTGAATTGTGAACTAATCTAAGAAGCAACCACAACCACCAACATCTATTTGCTCATCCCAGCTTAATTGATCGCCTTTGTCCAATTCTTCCCTGAGAGACTTTAGTGTTAGATTAATCCTTTGTCCATTCCTGGTTCTTCTTAAGATAGTTACGTCTTTTCCTAAGTAATCTCGCATTTCTTGCTCTTTACCTTCATGCCATAAATACAACTTTCTGTTCTTCTTTAGTAAATTTTCAAAATGTCCAAGTCCGGCTCTGAAACAAAAACCGCCACAATTATTATGTGCAAATCCCAATCTATAAAGTGCTGGTCTTTTGATTCCATCTTCCTTTTCTAATATATCTAGCATCTGTGGTTTGGTAAGAAAAGGTCTATCACACATTGGAAATTTTACTTCATAGGGTAGATAATTTTTTTTAGGTGCTGCCCTTCTGTGATCTTCTGTCCAATCTATCCCAAGGTATAAAACACATTCTTCCGGTTTGAAATTATCTTTAATCCATTTATCAGACATTTTCTGTTTTAATAAATGACTACATTGTGCAATTCTGCTATTTGGTAGGAATTTTACATCCTTTGCTACTTCCCAAGGAGTCCTTCCGTCCGCCAACTTAATTAATTTGGCTCCCAGTTTCTTACTCGTTTCTTCCAAAAATCTATATAAGTCTTCATCTTCAATTTTTGTATCTGTGAAGAGAAGTATTACATTTTCCTTTCCTTCTTTTTCAACAACTCTTCTGGCTGTAAAGTAGCTTCCAATACCACCAGAGTAAAATATTATATGCTTTCTTTTTCCCACACTTTGACCTTCTAAATGTTTTTACACATCTAGTGAGGTCAGCTCTCAAAGCTTCCCATTCCAACTTATTAGCTATAAATTGAAGCAACTAATAGAGAACTTTATACTTTAACTAAACACTTTTACGGTTCATTCTAGGGTTGCTAACCTATTGCCCTGTGTAGGCTCAAACCTCGTAACCTGGCATACCAGGATTAAAGTATGGAAATTCTAATATATTTTTCACTTTTCACTCCTTCTTTCGTTGTTACGCATTGTTTTCAATTTATTTTCTTGGGCTTAGAATAGCATGCCCATTTTCATCTGCTTTTTCTAGTAACTTTTTACACCTTTTACATGTAACCTCAGACGAATTACCTTCCGCTACTTTATCTCTAATATCCCATGTGGTATTGCAACCACTTACCATACAACCGTTCATCGTAAAGCCTACATGAATTAATTTATTTCTTTTTACTAGATTCACTCTTCCAGTAAACATTTAACCACCTCACTTCCTTCGTAATATTTTCATAATGTGATGTATTGAATTTTATCTATGAGTAAAATAGTATTCAGACCACCAGTTGCAATATTTAAAGGCTATAGGTGCCACGTTTATATCTCCATATTCATCAATCAAGCCTTCATATTCTAGGTAGCTTCTATCAAAGCCAATTTTGTTAAGAATATCTCTATTGATCTTAGTGTCTTTTACTGTGACAGAAGTACAATTTTCTCCATCTGCATCATCTTCAATGAACTCCATGGCATTGATTAATTCCAATTTTTCTGAATCACTTAGCATATAATCCTCCTCCCATACATTTAATAACTATGTCTAGGCTTTTATATCCTTCTGAATACCACATTAAGGTTTTAGCAAACTGATCCACTTCTTTAGGTTTTATCTCAAGCAATTCTGCAATTTCTGTTTTATGGTAATAATTATTACTAAACATTTGGAATAACTTCTTTTGGAGTTCTAGTTTATACTTTATATCTACTTGCCTATTGTTATGTGGCGCTTCCTTGCCTGTTCTATGATGTTCACCGCATAAATACTTATAATTTATTTTTGCATTTATCATTGCAGCACATTTACCCCTAAAAACTATATGATGTTTTTCCCCTGGTTCTCCGCATATTTCACAATATTTATTTTCTTCCATTTTGCACCTCTCCAAATATATTTAATTGGGAACTTTCAATTTTGTTTATCCTCTCCTCTAATGATTTTTTATGTATTTCTGAAATACTATATTTGAACGAAAGTTTAAGTTTTTCAAGTTCTGTAAGTTCCTTTATTTGTATCATTCAATCATTCCTTAAATTTTTAATTTTCGCATTTTAATATATAAATAAGTACCTGCCGTGATTTCATTTACAAACACTTTGCATTCATTCAGAATATAACCAGGATAAAGTTTTTGAAAGACTGCTCTATCTCCTTGAGCCCTTGCCAATTCTTCTACTTTCTTTCTGCTGAATTTAAAATCATTAACTTTTATAATTGGTTGTTTTAGATTTTTGGATTGCACCCAGCGTTTATTTCCTTTTGGGTCTTTCGTAATATATCTAGCTAATCCTTCAAAGCCGGATTCATCCTCTTCTAATCTGTCTGCATTAGCTCGTCCTTTTCCCCATAGCTGTTCTACTACATCTCTATCCATGCCGCTAATTACGATATGATGATGTATTCTTTTCCTCTCCTTGCCATATTCAATTACTGCTACGTATTTTAACGGAGGCAGTCCTTGCTTTTTTCTATAGTGTTTTATTCTGCGGATATAATTTGTTATATCTCTTCTGGCTTCTTTTTCATCTATTGGCAACTCTTTATCTGTATACGTAAGATGTAATGCTAAATCATCATTGGTGAAATTTGTATTTAGTAATCTTATACAATGTTTCTTTGCATTCTTATCATTTAGGTTTTTTTGCTTGTTGAGAGATTCCTTTACCTTTTTCCCCCTTGGCTGTTTTCTCTCCTGAATAGAGATTGGATATATTTCTACCTCTTTTATTTTTCCACTGTATATTTTTTTCTCTCTGTATGGCATTTCTTATCCTCCAGTATTAAGTAAGTTTTATTTACAGAGAAATAAAGATATGTGTTTTTACCTTATGTTTAATTTGCTAGTGTAGTCGATAAGATAATACCCATTACAAGGGCTTTAAGTCTTTTAAAATAAAGAGTTCTTGACTATACAACATGATTAGGTTTAAAATAAATACATAAGGTTTTTTACACAATCTTTCATTAAAAACACATTGTCTGCTCTCTAAAAGTGATAATGTGTTTTTCTTTTTTCTGTAATGTTTATTTCTTCTATATCATTTACAAATATTACCATTGTTTAGTGTCCCATTTCCTTTATTCAATAATTGACCAGGGTACATCAAAAGTTACGACTCTTTTCATTAAGCAAAATGTTCTTAATGCTATAGTGAACATTTCTTCTATATTTGTTTTTTTATTGAACTTGATACGATTTTCTCTAATATCATCAGTTACTATTGTCATAATTTCTTTAAACTCTAAATCTGTTAAATTAACTCCTTGATTTTCTAAAAGGCTTCTTATCATTTATTTCACGCCTCCAAATCTTCAAAATTCCAACCATTCAGCCACATTAGGCATACTTTTAAATCTTTAAATTCCTCTGTCCATGCATTACATGACATGTTGTCTATTCCTACATAAGTACCTTTAGCATCTAAAATTATAAATAGTCCTTTTGGCTTGTACTCATTAATTATGCTTTTAGCCTCCTTAGAACCAATAATTTTAATCATCTGAATTCTCCTTAGTAGTATCAAACTTGATTAAGCCGTCCCCTTTGTCGTATCTGATTTGTGATATAACGAACTCTAAATTTTCAGCATCATGTATTAAATAACCATTCTCATTTAAAATTCTCATTTGACTATTAATTAGTTCAGTAATTGTTTCAAATACTTTACTAGGTATTTGGTCCATTTCTTGTTCTAAATCTTTGATCTTAGATTCGTATCTTTCTATTTGTCTTTTACAATCCATAGTTCCAGAATGTTCAACTCCATTACTAACCTTGTAAAGCTCTTTAAGTCTTAGTTTTTGTTTTTTTAATAATTCTTTGAAATAATATATTTCATCTTTTAATACTGACATCATTGCTAGCCTCCAAATCCAATATTATTTCCGACATACTATCAATTTGTACTTCAAGCTCATGATTCTTTTCATAAAGTTCATAGAGTTCCTTACTTGTTTTGGATTTTTCATTTAGTAGCTTTTTATTTTCAGCTACTTGTTCATCAATTTTATGTTTTAAAATTTTAACTATTTTATTATTAGATAGGTCAATGACCGAATCTGTGTTTTTATGGCTTGTCATTATAATCATTACTTTCACCTTCCTTTAAGATCTTATCCAGTACCTCTCCAAAAGTTATTTTCGCAACTGTTTTACCTTCCCTGGTGTTAAAAGTCTTCTTACCTATAAAGTCATGTTTAGATTTAGCCTGTCCAATGCGTTGTATTGATTTTATCTCCATCTTTTTCAACCCAAATTCTTATAAATCAGTAACGTATGAAAGTCTAAATCATTTGTCGTTCTTCTGATCATTCTTCTTGTTTTTCTAAATTCCAAGTCTAATATTTTTTTGTAAAACTCTATATTAGACTTGGTTATCTTATTAATAACTTTCTGACGATTATTCATGGTTAGTCCTCCTGATTTATATTTTGTATAACTTGTCCGATTATGGTAAAATATTGGGGAAAGGTGGTGAATTGTCGATGGTTTATATGATTACTTATGATTTAAATGATCCTGGCCAAAAATATGAAGATGTTATTAAAGCTATAAAAGATTCCTCTACTGGTGATTGGTGTTCTTATTGGAAATCTTCATATCTTATAAAATCGAATCTTACCGTTAACCAAGTTTCTGATAAAATCACTCAATATCTGGATAAAAATGATCGTTTAATAGCCATTGAAGTTAGCGATAATAAACAAGGTTGGCTAACTGAAAAGCAGTGGAAATACATCAATGACAATATTTTTAATTAGATGTACATTTTTCACTATCTTAATAATGTTTTCCATTACTATCTTCAGGTATAAATTTTCTTGGTTGTTCTTGAGTTTGTCCCTCAAGAGCAGCTTCTTCTATAAATCCCTTTAAATTATTTAAATCCTCTATAATTATTAATAAATTTCTTTTCTCGGATGATTTTCTTGCTCTTTCTTCCTTATTTACATAACCATCTATCAATGCTGATACATAACCCAATACTTTATCTCGGTTCATTTATATAGCCTCCTCATTAATCTTTATTTGATCTGATAATGCTTCCATTCTCAGCTTAACTTTTTTCTTGGATGCATTTAGTCCTTTGTATTTTTTTACTAACTGCAATTCAATTTTTTCAAGAGCCTTTAAATCTTTTGTAGTGTCTATATTTATATAAGTTGATTTTCCTTCTTTGTTTTTGCAGCTGAAACAAGTTCTAATGCCTTTATCATCTTTGTTATTCCTCATAAGACTATTAGCTGTTCTTCGTAAGGCTTGATTTCTAAGCTTACGTATATCAAACATATAGTATGGTCTTATAATCTCCATAAGTTCTTCTGTTGTAATCTCTCCAATGTCATCCATTTGCGTAATGATTGTTTCTCTTGCCTTTTTTTCAAGACCGCTATATCTGCTCATTTTTCTCCACCCCCTTAAAATAATTTTGTATTGCTATTAGATTTTGTATTGCAACTTGTATAGTGCTTAATTCAAGAGAAACTTCTGTTTGATTTTCCAAAACACAATTCCAAGCCATTAGCGATTCATTATCTATGTGTAATTCTGCTACTTTAGATATTGTGTTTTGATACTTCTTTGTGTGATCCAAGCAATCTTTAGATTGTTTCTCAGTTAAGTTATTAAAATCATCAATACCAAAAATATGAGTTTCTTTTGGCTTCCTGAATTTTTCAAGAACAACTGCGTTTCCAGGTAATGATTGTTGAAGCTCTTCTTGCTTTTGTTTTTCCTCTAATTCAATTTTTTCTCTTTCAGCCTCTTCCTGGTATTCATTTTCAAGTTCTTCATTTTTCTTCTTAGCTTCTGTTGCTGATCTAGTTAATACATAAGCATTATTAATTGTTAATTCTCCCGCTGCAGCTTGTTTCTTTATTTCCTCCGTTCCCTGCTCTTTTATAACTTCTACTTTATAAATAGTATCTTCTGATACCCCTGATATCTGAGATAATTCTTTTCTTGTATTTATTGGCTTTTCTATCACCTTTGGTGGATTCATCAAAGGTGATTTTGCATTTTCACTCTTTTTATCTCCACCTACTAGTGATAAATTTTCTTTTGCTTTAGCTTCTATTACTGGTTTAAATTTCAAAGCTATTTCAGCCAATTCATACTTATTTAAATTCCTTCTATTCTTCTGATTACTCCAAGCCCACTCCATAGCTTCTAGCTTGTCCTTAAACTCCATTTCTGTAAGGTCGAATGGTATATTATTTCTAGTACAAATTTCATATCTGTGATGCCCATCTATTAATATGTTTTGCCAAACCATCAATGGATTTAAGCAGCCATTTTTTATAATGTCTTTTTCTAGTTCTACTTTCTGTTCCTCTCCAAGTGGTGGCAACAAATGCTTAAATTCAGAATTAACTTTTATATCATTAAATTTTATTTTCATCACTTCCTTATTGCCTATAATAACCTCGTAACTATTAAGACGCTTTCTCCTCTTGCTTATTTTCTTGAAGTGTTTTGATCTTACCCTCCAAACACATTCGATACACAAAATTAGCTAAAAACTTCATGGCATCTTGGCTTGGCTGTTTTGTTACCACAAACGTTAGTTCTTTCTTACTGTTTACCATTATTTTTCTCTCCTTAGTCTTTTTTATTTCTTCAAGTGCTTGTCCTACGTTAGATACGATATTTGTTAGAAGTGATTATTGTTACTCATTTTCTAATCCGATTTCTGATTAATTTATTGGTTTTATTCTTCCGTCCCTAATAGCTTTCATATACAATTCAACCGCTATTTCAGTTGCCTTCTTTCTAGCTCCTTCAATTGCTTCGGGATTGATAATCACCACTTTCAATTCTCTTGTCTTCTTTTTTCCCATAAATAACTCCCCACGTTATGAATTTTTATTTATAATATGCTTCTGAACGGTAATACGTTCCTTTATTTCTTGTTTAGATTTTTCAATAATAGCTTGTACATCTTCTATAGAAAACTTTTTTAAATTTTCATATAAATTATTTTCAAGGGTTTGTTTTTCCATATCTCTTTATTTGCACCTCCTTGTGACAATTAAATGCATCTAATAATTCATCTCCTGTACACTTGAAAACTTCTTTCATTTGTAATAGTATTAATTTACCTGGCAACCTCATAGAATATTCATATTTACGATAAGTTGCTTCTTTTATACCAAGTTTTTTAGCTGCTGTATTTTCTGTTAGTCCTGACTTAATTCTTAAATCTTTAAAAGTCATTTTCCACCTCGCTTCCATATACAAATTACAGCACGAACCGTGCTATACTTAAACTCTTATATTGCCCAATATTATGTCAAATTTAATCACATTTCGTGATGTGATGAAACCGTTGTTATGTAGCTTAGTGTAGAACAAATTTTCTACACTAAGCACATACGTTCGCTTGATTTACGCACGAACTGTGCTATTATTATAATAATAGTAAATAACATTTGGAGGAATTAAAATGAATGGTAATATTTTAAAATCTTTAAGACTACAATCAAATTTAACTCAAGAAGGATTGGCGAAAAAAATCGGAGTTTCTGCATCCACAATAAGAATGATTGAAATAGGGAAAAGAGGTGGCTCATCTGATGTTGTAAATAAGATTGCCAACTTTTTTAATGTTTCATTGGATTTTTTAAATGGAAGAAGCGAAGAAAAAAATTTAAATGGGAAAATTAAAGCTAATCTAATTGATGATTTTATTACTTCTTTAATTGATGAAAAAATCATTACTGATAATAATATAGATAAAGAAACATACGATATGATTTTTGACGCCGTAAACGCCCAGATTGCTTTTAAATTAAAAAAAAATAAAAAAGGTGATAAATAATGCAGGTTGCTATTTATTCAAGGAAATCAATTGAAACTGATAAAGGTGAAAGTATAAAAAATCAAATCACATTATGTAAAGAATATTTTAATAGACAAAATAAAAATTGTAAATTTGAAATATTTGAAGATGAGGGCTTTTCAGGTGGAAATATAAATCGTCCTTCATTCAAAAGAATGATGGAACTTGTTAAGATAAAGCAGTTTGATGCTGTTGTAGTTTATAAGATAGATAGAATTGCTAGAAATATTGTTGATTTTGTTAATACATATGATAAATTAGAAAAAATGGATGTAAAACTTGTGTCTATTACCGAAGGGTTCGACCCAAGTACACCAATAGGAAAAATGATGATGATGTTATTAGCCTCCTTTGCTGAGATGGAAAGAATGAATATCGCTCAAAGGGTTAAGGATAATATGAAGGAATTAGCGAAATTTGGAAGGTGGTCTGGTGGGACTCCTCCGACAGGATATACTACTGAAAAAGTTTTGGATAATGGTAAACAAATCACATATCTAAAAATAAGAGATGATTGTGTAAATGTTAAAGAAATGTTTGAAAAATATGCTGATGGGTATTCATTATATAAAATAACTAAATATTTTAAGCAAAAAGGCTTCAATTACCCAATTACAACTATCCAAAATATATTAAATAATCCTACCTATTTACTGTCCTCAAAAGAATCTGTTGCTTATTTAAAAAACCAAGGATATGAGGTTTTTGGTGAACCCAATAGTCATGGTTTTTTACCATACAATCGTAGACCGTTAAAAAATGGTATGAAGTTATGGAATGGCGAAAATAAATTAGTTGGTGTTTCTAAACATAAAGCATTGATAAATTTAGATTTATGGCTTAGGGTTCAAGAAAAATTTAAAGAGAAAGAAATGGAGCCTCACCCACGTGTAAGTCAATTTACTTGGCTTTCAACGCTTGTTAAATGCAAATGTGGAAATACAATGAGTGTTTCTGCCGGACGTCCTAATAAAGATAATATAAGAGTATATTATTTTAGATGTCAAGGCAAAGAAGGAAGAAAAAGTTGTTCATATAGTAAATTTTTAAGAGTTGATATCGCTGAAAAAGCAATATTTGATTATCTTGAAAAATTTACTGATGAAAAATATTTTAATGAATTTATGAAAAAAACCAAAAATGTTAGATCAGTGAATTCAGAGTTTAAAAATATAAATAAAAAAATAGAAACTAACAATAAATCTATAAATAATCTAATCGATAAACTAATGGTATTATCCAATGATTCGTCAATTCTAGTTACAAAAAAGATAGATGATTTAACTCAAATGAATAATCTCTTGAAGGAGGAATTATTATATTTAGAAAGAGAGCGTTTATTTGAAAAACAAGATGAAAACAATCAAAATTTACTTAAACAACAAATTGATAGATTCCTAGATGCTAATACTACTATTGAAGAAAGAAGACATTATATAAAAAATATAATAAAAGAAGCGGTATGGGATTCGGAAAATGGCTTGGTCAACATTGAATTAGCCATGCATTAAATTACAGCTATTTAAATTGGCTAGGTTGTGCTGCTAGTATTGCTGCCCATAATGCTGGAGCAGATGTGGAACTTTTTGAAAAGACTGACATGCTTCTGGGACTTGGAAATGTTGGTGGTATAATGAGAAATAACGGTAGATTTACTGCAACAGAAGAAATTTCTGCATTAGGTGCAGGTGAACTTATAAAAATTATTGATAAAAATTCAAGACATAAAAATGTTGATTTTCCTGGTCATAAACATGCCTCACTGTACGATGTTAATAAAATCGAACCCGATATTCATAATTATATTAAAAGCTTAGGCATATCCATTAATTTAATTAAAAGAGTTATTGATATAAAAAAGCACGAAAATATAATAGATGGAATATACCTTTCAGATGGTACTTATGTCAGTGGCGATGTCTTTATTGAGACTACAGGCTCCACTGGACCAATGGGCAATTGTTTGCGTTATGGGAATGGTTGTTCAATGTGTATATTACGCTGTCCATCCTTTGGACCAAGAGTTAGCATTAGCAGTCGGGCTGGGGTAGATGATCTGCAAGGAGAAAGAGATGATGGCGAGCTTGGTGCTTTTAGTGGTTCATGCAAACTTTCCAAGGATACTTTAAGTGATGATATAGTACAGGAATTAGATGAAAAAGGTGTGGTGATTCTTAAAATACCCGAGGAAGACATAAATATGGATAAACTTAAATTAAAGGTTTGCCAGCAATATGCCTTAAAGGAATTTGCTGAAAACGTCGTCCTCCTTGATACCGGACATGCAAAACTCATGACCACATTTTATCCACTACAAAAACTCAGGAAGATTCCAGGACTTGAAAAAGCTAAATTTATTGATCCTTATGCTGGAGGAAAAGGGAATTCTATAAGATACCTATCTGTTGCACCAAGAGCTGATGATATGAAAGTACAAGGCATTGATAACCTGTTTTGTGCTGGTGAAAAAGGTGGCCTTTTTGTAGGTCATACAGAAGCTTGAACCACCAAAGTGCAACAATTACACAAAAATTATCATTTAATTTTTTTAAAGAATCGTATAAAAATTTAAGTGAAGCCACAATTGGAAATAGAATAGAAAAAGCAAGGTTATCAAAAGGATATACTCAAAAGGATTTAGCTACATCATTAAATATATCGTATTCCACAGTTGAGGACTATGAATCAAATAAATGTTATCCCTCTCCTGATATATTAATTTGCGTATCTCAAACATTAGAAAAGCCTCTAGAATACTTTTGTGATGATTATTATAAATTTATATTTAACAATTTTACTGAAAAGATTAAAAATTGGAGATTAAATAATAACTTAACATTTTGGCAAGCTGGAAAAGTTACTGGAATCAATTATAGATCTATTCGAAACTGGGAAAATGGATCTATAATTGATAGAAATCACTTTGATATATTTAAAAAATTTTTATAGTTAATGTGTTAATAATCCATATACATATTAAGCCGAGTTCTGTATTTGAAATAAGTTGTATAATTGTATAAAATAATTTAAAAATAAATATACTTAAAGTATTGATATTACAAGGCTCACAGTATTTTAATGTACCTATCAATAAAAGTATGTAAAAACAGAAATTTTATTGATGCGGTGGCAAAATGGTGGCAATTTTACTTTTCCCACCATTTCTTTAAATGAATATTTTTATTACATAAGCTAATAATCTAAAAAGACAAATTTTACAATGCCCATCCAGAAGTACGTGCCCAAGATACGTTATTTGTTATGTAAAAAAATAGAACCAACCAGTATTTTCATTCCTGCTGACATTTATTTTAATAACTGTTTGATGTTTTTAGAGTATATTTTTTAACAAGAAACCACTCGCTCAGCGCAGAACACTAATTATGTAGTGAGCTCTTATTTTTAAGGTTGTTATTTCTAAAGATTATTGATACCTTTAATATTTAAAGTTTTTCTGCAAGTGCCTTTACATTGCCCAAAAAGTTCCACCATTTATATGGGCTTCCCATTTCTTTAATGTATATATCTCCCAACCATCTTACGTCACATCTAATTATAATATTTTTCTTTATTTCTTCTAATTTTTCTTTACTACCATTTACCTCTTGGAGTTGTTTTGATAAACTTTCTAATTCATTACCTTCTAAAGTTTTATCATTATTGCTTAAATATTTTGAAGCTTCACTTAATTTATTAATTAACTCTACTGTTACCATCTTTTATTTTCCTCAGCTTTTGCATAATAAATATCTTTATCAAACTCCCATAAACATCCACATTGTAGACATTTATACCACTTTGTAGCATACCATTTTTTTTTCTTCTCCATCGCCTTTCCAAATATAAAATGTCTCCGTAACCTCTTCATCTTTAAATATTCCTCTCTCAACTTGTGTGTCAAAAAATTCTTTTAATTCTCCAAACAATTTTATAGATTCAATTTTTATTCCAACTCGTTCATTACAATCACATTCTATTTTCCAAACCATTTTGGATTCAACTCCTACCATGAACAATGTACTTGATTTCCTCCAGCAATTAGTACATATTTCAACCACGCTTTCCTTTAATAATCCTGATTTTACTGGTGAATATTATATCTATGTAAAAATATATAATATTCTAATTTACATTTTAAGTCCATTATTCTTGAATGAAATTCCTAACGAAAGCTAACAAAGTAATACACATCCAATGTTAGTCTGCGTTTTTTTATATTATTATTTATTTCCAACTATATTTAATACTACATTATCATTTTTTAATAATGTTTCAATTGATATCTTATTAAAAACACTATTTTCTATTATAGCATTTGCATATACAGTTACTTTCCCTTGTGCTTGTTCTGCAAATCTCTGTTCTAAAGTACACCATAGTTCATGTACTTGTTCTTTTTGTACTTTTTTATCTGGATCAAACAAATAAAGACTTCCAAATTCCTTAGCTGCTTCTGTTGATTCCATCGTGCCTTCTTCAATCTCATCATTATCAATTGGCATACATTTTAAAGCTATATCACATTCATTTAATACTATGTCTCGATTCCAATCTATAGTGTTTATATCTCTTAAAATTTCTTTTTTACTTTCCCTTGCCCAATTTATTTGGCTTTCACTCCATATTTCATCATTTGGAATATATATAATATCTGCTTCTCCAACCATAGGTTCAATGTTAAAAACTATTTTTTCATCACCTTGAATATAGCTTAAATGTTTCCAGCCCATTTTGATGCTAATCTTTTTATTATTTTTATCATTTATTATTACCATCTTAATCCCCTATCCTTCTATAGATAATATACTTTTAGAATAATCTATATTATCTATATCTTCCTCTATAAATTTAAATTCATCTGTATATATTCCATCATGTCCTTCTATTCTGATGACAGCTGATACACGCTTATATACCTGTAGTCTTTGTTTTTCTGTTAGTTTAACAATATTACTACCATTTTTGCTTATTACCTTACCAATTGATATCCATATAGAAATATCTCTCACATCAGCAGCAGGTAAATCTATTCTACAGCTTAAATCTTCATATATTAATTTATCCATTCCATCCGTTCCTACAGTAAATTTATCTTTATATTCATTTCCCATAAAATCACCTACCTTATATTAATATGTGTAATATTTAAATTACTTCTAAGCTGTGGTAACTCAGTGCTCCAAAATATAGTTTTAGGTTTCCATAAATCTGGTACATTTTTAGCAAATGCTGTTATCGCTCCGCTTGTACCATTAGCATATCTACTAGAAAGTGTTCGCCAAATTTTATCTGTTTGTTGGCGTGTTAATCCTAACTCCTCATACTTTGGAACTCCATCTGCAGTTTGATTATATAATTTAAAATTATCCATCCACTTACCCCCTGTAGTTCTTTCTAGTGTAAGTTTAACAATTCCTTTTTCATTACATAGCTTATCCGCGTAGCTTTCAGCCATTTCTCTTGCCGTTACTATACCACTTTTGGATTCAATCCTTCCAGCATAAAAAATAGCTCCATTTTTTTCTGTTGAAACATCCATTGTTTTTGCTTTATCTAATAAATATTCATACCTTGCTTGAGTATCTGTTATTTTATTAAGTTCAGCATATAAATCAGTACTACTTACTACCCCATCAGCAGCTTTAAACGCGCCGCCAAGATCCAGTCCTCCAACATCTTTCACCTCTGAAACAAATGCATCCTGCCTGTCAATATCGGTTTTAACTTGATTATCTAAATCTTTTCCTCGTAGCAACGTACTTCCATTATTAGCTATTCCATATATAAAGTCATTTGCCATTAATAATCCTGGTCCTAATATCGCTCCTTTTTCCAATACACCTTTTACCTTATTCTCACCATTTACTATGCCTGTATGCTCTGCTTCCTTTATTTTTGCATTTGGATTATTTGGTAATGGTGCCTTTGGACCAAACATATTACTTCCATCTGGTGATATATTTACATTTACGCCCTGATAATCAGCATCATAAAACTTTTGCACTACTCTCTTTAAATCCATTTCTAATTCTTTCAATTTTTCTGGTGTATTTCCACCCTTATGTAATAATGAATCTATATTTTCTTCTAATTTATTTATCTCTGGATGTTCTAATCTATCTAATCCATCAAATTGCCACTGATATCCTAGCTTTCTTATCTGTGCGATAACATTTCCTATTATATCATTTAAACTATTTATATTGTCTCCGATATCCTCTAATACTTTATATTTCACTAAAATTTTATCGCTCAATAAATTTTCTCCTCTTAATCTATTTTCTTACTTAACTGTCTTTTCTATACTTGAAGCTACTTCTATTACGTTTTTTGATAGCTCGTCTATTAAGAGAATTATTGCATTTACTTCGCTCTTTAGTTCCACATATTTTGCTTTAAACGCTTCCTTTGACTCACCTTTCCAATTAATATCTATACTATTCATTTTATTGTCAATTATATTATATTCTCTGTATATATAATCCCTATAGTTTACTAATAATTGTGATGAACTTTTTAAACTTCCCGCCATTTCTGGATGCAAACTTAGCATATTAACCCTCACTTATCGTTAAGATTTTCTTTTTAATAAACTGTCATTTATTATTTTATCTTTTCACATTACCATGTTACCATAACTTGTACTTATTCTCAATTAATAGCATATGTTCTATAATTGCTGTTATGGAGTCATAGGAGGGAATATACGTTTTTTACTCAGAAAAAATAAAGAGTGGCACAAGCCACTCTTTAAAATAAGGTTTATCAATTTTGTTTTATTCTAGCAAGTATATTCAAATTCCCTGTTTCATTTTGGATATTTCACTCAGATTTGAACTGGTGATAAAAGTTTTGCAGGTCTTTACGTTGTTGTTAATGTCATTAAAAATGTACCTGTATTACAAATCAGATCAGATCAAATCAAACTAAACGTCTGTAAATTGCCTTCATCATGAGCCTTTTGGATAATTATGTTGTGTAGATCTGCATATTGCTTTGGTGTTATAATTCCTACATCTTCCTCATCAATGTTGTTCTCTTTGAAAAAAAGTTTCGTGCTCATATAATTTGCAAGTAATGCGTGTAGGAGTATTAACTGTTGTTCTTCATTCAATTCTATGATGATTTTTTGGATACTTGTCTTGGTGCTCCCGAAGTGATTTGAACACTCCACCTACTGATTGCGAATGTGTATCTTTGCTTATTTTAAGTTATAGTGTCTTGTCTTAACCCCTTATAAATAGCCATTCTTACAATTTCATTTAAGCATTAGTCCTATACCTTTAAAACTCATTTAAAGGCTCGTATGCTTATTTTAATTTCAGTAGTGCAATTCTTCATTAATAACTTTTAAACTCGTCTGTAATTTAAATTATGAGCACGTAATTAATAATTCTAATACCACCGAAATAAAAAGCACCTGCTATTTTCAGCGAGTGTTTTGTTTATTTCCCTATAAATTATATCTGTCTAAAACCTAAATTTGACGCAATTGATGAATATATCAATTTCTACAATACTAAGCGATTACAAAAAAGATTAAAAGGCATTACCCCACGGATTTTATGGCTTTAGCCGCTTAACTCAATTTTATTATTTCAACTGTCTACTTGACAGGTGGGAGTTTATATTATCCATGATATGGCTCATTTTTGCACGTATGTCGGCTGTACCAGCTTTTCATGTTTTACATGAAAAATCTTTGGTAAATAAGAAAAGGGAATGTTAAGCAATCAAGTTGAGTAACATTCACAATACCTAAAAATCGTTGTATTAACCTACTTTGCCCCTGGGTGAAAGGCTATTTCCACTCCAATTAAATCATCAAAAGTGATTACCAAGTGCTAGCCATGTATTTGGACCACAAATTCCATCTTGAGTTAAACCATAACCCGCTCTTCCTTGGAAATTTATTAATGCATTTCGTGTATTTGTACCAAACAGTGAATCAACAACCAAATTATAGCCATAATGATTCAATGCTAATTGTAATGCTTCTACATTATATGCTCGATTGACACAACCATTACCAACGTTGTCATCAGAAATATAGATTTGAAGACCATAAAAAAATCCATTAGATCCTTGAATTTCACAAACAGTATCGTTAAACCGTATTGTTATTGCTGTGGCATATGGGTTTGATGCTGTTTTAACAGTTCCAGGTATAGCAGGTGTTGTAGTAATAACACTAGCTGTTGAACTGCTTGTACTAGCATTAGTTGCAGCAAAAGCAGGTGTTGAGGAAATTACTACAGTAGCTAAAATCCCTAAAGTTAATGCTTTAATCTTTAAATTTTTCATTATTAAATCCCCCTTAAAAATTTATTCAAATGTATTATACATCAAATTTTATAAAAATATTGTCGAATTGTATTTATTTTTAAAAATATATTATATTATTGTAGCTTATGATATATTTACCAATACATGAGGAGGAGATTTTATAAAAAAATCAAAAGTTTCATTTTTATGTTATTGCTTCTTGCAATAACATCTCTAAATAGTAATGTTTATGCACAAAGTACTACATCTTCTAATATCAACTTAATTATTACATACAAAAATAATAGCATTGATAGTAATGTAGAGAAATTTGTAACTAATTCAGGAGGACAAGTTCTTTTAGAAATGTCCGAACTGCGAGGAGCTACAGAAGTAAAATGTATTCCTAGTTTAATACCTACAATTCGGGGTAATGGTAGCATCCCTGTAACCAGGGGCAAGGTAATTTATTGTGGAACAAAATTTAAAAATGTCTGATAATGAATGATCTCATACAGAAATGTATTATAAGACTTTTTTAGGGAACTGTTAATATCAAAGGTAATTTAAATCCATTAATGCTAACAACCTATCTTCTAGCAACTGTATTGTCGTCGATTTTAGCAATTTGTTCAGTTCCATATTGGTCAGAGTATATTGAAGCTACATACAAAGATGTTAATGCGGGTGCAGGTCCACCTAATGCATACAATTCTACATTATTTTTTTGTCGATTTTCTTTTACATAATTTAAGACTTGCAACTTAAGTTCGTTATAATCTTTATTAGGTAATTTTTGTATAATTAGATTGGTAGTGTTATTTGATGTTGGAGAACCTTTTACATTATTAATACATCGCCTATTAGTTATTTATAGGAATTATCGTCTATTATGTAATAAACTTTACTTAATGTTACATATTGTATTATTCATTTAAAAAATTTAATTGAATAATACAAAAGAATTATTTTGACCAATTATGTAAAATACCGTCACTGATTTTAGGCTATATTTGACCTTGTCAGGTGATTGCTTGTTTTTTTAACCAGGATAATTTGCTTCATAATTAAGAAAATCAAACTTGCAATTACTTTAGATTACTTTAGTTTCCTATGCAATACCATTAATTGGGTTGAAGTGGTTTTGACGGAACTGTCGGCAGTAAAATTTTATATAAAAAAAACAATTTGGTTTAAAAAATCTCCAAATTGCTTTTTTTATTTTACTTTTATTTATTTAGTTTGTTTATTAATTGCTGATGAATTGTTCTTAGTTACCTTACCCAATAATCTAAATCTTAGAGTGTTTTTCCGTTACAAGATGCCTATTACATTAAGTTGGGCAATTGTTATTCATAATGTTTGTCAATAATAAGCTATAAACCTTTTTTTATTCCCATGGTTATACATTTATGTTACACTTTACTTCAGAATCGTAAAATAAGGCGACTTAACTGTAATAAGGTATTAGAATTTGGAACGCCGAACCATATTATAAATGACATATACTTTTTTGAAGTGATTGAAAGTTTAATTATATATTATAGTAATGCCCCCCATCCTTTCACTGGAATAGGTGATGGGTCTTCTTTAACTACTAAATATTATTGCCAATTTTTTCTGCACGAACAAGATAATCAGTAGATAATATATCTCCTTTGTTGAGCACGCCTGGAACAACTAAATGTCCCCTATCTGTCCATTTTTGATAAGAAAGAATCAGTTTGTATGTACTAACAATCCCATCAAAAGCAGATTCCTTATTATCTTCTCCGCAAACAAGAAGCATGCTTTCCTTTATATTTAGTTCCTTTTCTCCGATTAGAAATGAATAAGTTTTATCAATGACTGCCTTAAGCTCAGATGGAAACGTAAACCAATATAGTGGTGTTGCGAAAACAATCATATCTGCTTTTTCTATATGTGGAGCAATATTATTAAAGTCATCATCGAAAGAGCACGGTGTTCCTTTACTGTAACAAGTATTGCAAGCTATGCACCCTTTAATATTTTTTTTACCAACTTCACATTTAAACACTTCATGTCCTGCTTTGATGGCTCCTCTTATAAACGCATCAGCCAATAAATCACTATTTCCTCCAACTCTTGGGCTACCGGTTAATACTAAAATTTTTTTTTTCATAGTTTATTCATCCTTTCTTAAATATTATTGTTGACAACAATTTAAGCATAAGCTATAATATCTTTTTAGTAAAGTACGCACATTGAGGTTATATACTAACCAGAAGGGAAGTGTAAAATGTCCATCGAGAACTGCAGTCAAACTGGTGTAAATTTAAATGATACTGATTTTGGATATACATTATCACTTATAAACGGTAAATATAAAATGATTATCATGTATTGGCTTGCTGGATGTAAGTCAGTTATGAGATTTAATGAACTACAACGTTCTATTGGCACAATATCATTTAAAACTTTAAGTAAAACGCTTAAAGAAATGGCAAATGACCAATTAATAATAAGAAAAGAATATCCTCAAATTCCACCAAAAGTTGAATATGGTTTGTCAGAGCGTGGGAAATCACTCATACCTATTTTAGATATGATGTGTACTTGGGGTGGGGAAAATCGTTTATAGCTTATTGGAATATGTTATAAACGTTCTATGCTCTGTAGCGATTTTTTTGAAATAACCATATAGATACGACGTATTATTCATAAAAAGAGACTTATCAATAAGTCTCTTTTTTTACCATTTATTGCGTCAAATTTTTATTTCCCGTAATAAGCGCACATTTTATGCACTAAAGATACGATTTTCGCACTATTATATGAATAATAATACAAATTTCAAGTATATTCTTAATATTTATTCATGATATTTTATACAAATATGCATTTTATACCTCACTCTTTCGCTTTATAACTACTTCTATTGGTTTATTACTCTCGGGCGATTTCACTTTTTCTATATCAAGCTTTAACTTCTCAATCCTTAGTTTTTGCTCTTCGGTAGCAAGCTCCCATTTAGCATGAAGTGTTTCATCATACTGCTTAATAAGATTTCTTAATTCTGACATTGCTCTACTCTGTGCCTGTAAAAATGTTGCTTGCTTATCCCAAGCAAATTGTAGTTCATATTCTTTCTCCCAGCTGTCAGATGCATCACCACTTGATTCTTTTTCCCTTTTAAGTTCCTTAGTTAAATCATCTTGATTTTTAACATTCATAATTCTTTGTGATCTTGCTATGGCTGTATATTGGATTATAATATTTTCCCAAAGCATATCCAAGGAATCTTTAATCATAATATCCTCAACTATATCTATTGTTTCGGGTGGAAAAATCTTAGAAAAAAAGCCATGAGTTTCAGCGTTTTTATTACCTCTTGGCACGCTAACCTCATGACCTTTTGAATTTTTATTTTTGGGTTGACCACCTTTTTTACGTTTAGAGTACTCCGTATTATTTGAATTTTCCTTTTGGAGTACTCCATTCAATTTATCTTGCCATTTATCCTTGCATTTCCATCCTCCCACTGTTTTCTCTGGGATATCTAAAATCTTTGCAATTTCCCTATTATTAATATTTCCATTATGTTCCTTATAAATTTGAAATGCCTTATCTCTATTTGGACTCCTTTGTCTTGGCACATCACCTCACCTGCCCTAGTTGGTTATTCGTTTTGTTTTGTTACATAAAAAAAGAACCCTATTAAGTTAATAGAGAGCTCTCTTATTTTTCAATTACTATTCCCAATTATGTAATTTTACCATTTCGTAGTATTCATTTAATGCTTCATTATTATTTGTTTCTAATATTACTGGTTCTAAGAGTACATGTACATTATTTTCTTCGTAATTTATAACAATTTCCCTTACTCTATATTCATAAGAATCTTGCCATACTGAATCTGTTACAAAATCGCCTTCATGTGGCATTATATTTGAATCAAATGTCTTCCTTATCTCCTTGTACCCATTTTTCAAATTTTTTAATTGAACTTCTTGTACTAAAGTAATCTTCATAAAAAGCAACCACCCTTCTTCAGCATATTTCTACACCCAATCCTAAATTCCTTCTTTTACTAGATTATTTATCTCATTTGCCTAAAAGTTCCACCTTTACCATACCTATAATATAACGCCTATGTTTCATTAATTCCTGAATCTCGTGAAAAAGGAGATACTCAGCATTATAGTTCTTAAGTTTTTAAATTCTTTTGTTCGCTTCCCTTTTAATATTTGTCCTATTCTCACATTTCTCACCTCTGAATCATTATATTTTTGCATAAAAATAGCACTTGGAATTAACCAAATGCTTTTAGATATAAAAAGGGGGAATCTTTCTACATCTATATATTAACCTTAATTCATCCCATATTCAAGTGTTATGTTACAGTTGTATATAAATATTGTTACAACTAATAATTAGTTACAATCAATTCCTTATACTTGCCTCTAGCCTTCTTTTCTCTTGATACTGAATAATTTACTTGAACTTCTTTTATATTAAAATCCTTGTACCACTCTCTTACTTTTTCGTGGTCATTTATTGTTAAAATAAATTTGCCTTTGATATTGCTTAACTTATTTCTAAGTAACAAATGTTCTTTCTCCCCAAAGTCATTAGCATAACCTGCTGTTTCAAAGTAAGGCGGATCTGCAAAGAAGCATGTATATTCCCTATCATACTTATCTATTATTTTTTCAAAGCTTAGGTTTTCAACATAAGTATTACGCAACCTCTCTTTCAAGTTTTTTAGTGTCTCAGTATAAAATATTTGCTGTCCTGGTTTTGTATTTGTCCCATAACCGTAATTACCACATTTACTTGCAAAACTTTGCGTTATCAAATATAAAAACCTTACAGCTCTATTTATCTCTGTAAGGTTTCCTATACTCTCATTCTTATATTCTTCAAATATATCTCTTCCTGAAAAATCATATTGAAGCATCCTTTCAACTTCTGGCGCATGATATTTTATCATTCTGAATAGATTTATTAATTCTTTATCTATATCATTTATAACCTCAACCTTTGCAGGTTGCTTTCCAAAATAAACCCATCCTGCTCCAAAGAATAATTCTACATAACAAATATGCTCAGGTAACATACTTATTATTGTCTTTCTTAACTTACTTTTTCCCCCCATTCTACTAATTGGTGGTTTTAACATCATATTATCGCATCCTTATTTTGATATTATGTTATTTACACACCGCCCGTCACACCAAAACAAAGATTTATATATAAAAAGAACGTCCATTTCTGAACGCCCTTCTAATACCATTAATTTTGTGCTTTGTATTCATCAACATCATAATTTGATATTTTATCATACACTAAATATTCAGTTCTTTTTGTATATGCTGCCGAACTTGGAGTTTTGTTAAACGAATAAGTAAAGTTACCTTGTCCGTTTGCTCTGTTGTTATACCATGTTATAAAATCATTGATTTGGCTCATTTTTATGTCATATGTTCTCTGTTGTCCATCTGTCATAGTTACTGTTAATAACCCATTACCGTCAGCAGGATTTTTTACATTTACAGTACAAGTAGCAGTTTTATTACTTCCATCCTGTGTAGATGCTGTAATTGTAGCCGATCCTTCTTTCACTGCCGTAATCTTACCATTTGCATCTACTGTTGCTATACTAGGATCACTTGAAGTCCATTTAACAATTTTATTTGTAGAATTATCTGGTGCCACTATTGCTGTCAAATTGCTTGTATCTCCTGTTTTCATATCTAATGATGTTTTATCTAATGATATTCCTGTTGACATAACTGTTGATGAATCATCTAAACTTCCTGTATCATCTATATCTACTGCATCAAAATTCATTTGAGTAGTTGTTTTATTTGTAATGATAACATTATGAATATTATTTTCTAAATCTGTTTTTTCAAAAACAACGCTTTGCCATCCACTACTTTTAATTTTATTAGAATACGTATATGAATTACCATCAATTTTTATTTCTATATTTGTTGCCCATTGATTATCTGTTGTATCTATTGCAATTATTCTGATTTTACTCCCAGTAAACTTAAATTTAATTTGTTCATCACCATCACAATTATCAGCCACACCATAATGGTCGCCAGAAATATGTGAACCCTTATTATAACAATAATTTGAAACACTAGCATGTATATTATCATATACCCAATCATTACCTATATATTGTATCATGCTATTACTGTCATCATACCTTTTCCAACCTTTTTCAGGATGTACTAATTGATCTCCAACCTTGGCACTATTATCAGCTGTATTGTTTAAATTAGCTGTTCCAACCTCTGAATTATCATCTGCATATACTTTGTTATTACTACTTTTACTAAATATGAATGAAGTTCCTATTAATAATGCACATAAAAATACTCCTATTAATTTAAAATGTTTTTTCACTTTTGCTCCCCCTTGCATATTTTCTATTTTATTCTTTATTATTTTCGTATATTTTACATATAAACTTTAATTTCCATAATAAATAAATTAATTACAAATAAAAAAAGAACACTCATTTCTGAATGTTACTCTCTTGCTTTTTCTATGATATTATCATACTACTATGAATTAAGATATATTTAAAATAATTTTAATATTTTTTTAATATTTTTTTAATATTTTTTTTCAAATATATTTAAGTGTTGCTTTAAAATGTATAGTTAGTTTTAATAGTTACTACGTAGAATATTTGAAATGCGACGCATAAACACCGTACAATTCATTTTAAATAATACGGTGTTTTAAATAATTATTCAAGTTTTCAATTGTGATGCTAAGTCAAAAAACTATGTATTAACATTTTTGTGTTCAACATATTCAATTATAGTGCCATCTAAATGTTTCACAGTCAAATTCATTCCTGTTGGAACTTTCTTTAAGTCTCTAATAATTACAGCACCATTCTTTAATAAGAATTCTCTAAATTCAATGACAGAATCTACTAAAAAAGTTGCTCTTGTATCCTTAAATGGTTTTAATGCATCATCAGTACCACTTAAAATTAAAATGTTACCTATTTGTGCTAAGTCTAAATTCATCTCACTATACTTAAATAATAAATCACAATCTTGATTCAATAATTTTTTGTAAAAATCTATAGATGTATTTATATCATGTACATATAAGCGAGTTAATATTTTCTTTATCTTCACTTATTAACATCTCCTTTATTTGTTAAATAATTGTTCGTCTTATAAGAAAACTGTGAAACACTTTAAAGATACTTATTCTCTTGAACCATACCTTAACGTATCTTTCATCCATTCACTTTTATCACGCCATTTTATCCCTTTAGCAGAAATCCACATTATTTCACTATTACTTGGTTCACTAATATTCCACTGTTCTTCATCTGCCCAGTAATATAAGCCTCCTTTATAAAATAATGACGCACCTAATATCATATACCAGTAATTAGGGTTAGTTGCAACGATGTTCATCCTTTGGACTTCGCTGAAACAAACTTCTATTGCGGAAGGATTTTTAGATTGCCTTTGAAAGATTACTTTCGCATTTAATGTCCCTTCTCCTGCCGCCATTGATAAATCACTTCCAATATAATAACTGTTCCATAAGTGTATTTCTCTTAGACACCCATCATGAAAAAAATCAAATACATCTAATAAATTCTTTATATCATCTTTTGTTTTAACTTCTATCCAATTCATACTTTATCTCCAATCTACACATATTAATCTCTTAGTATTAATTTACTATTATTCAACAGTAAATTAATATTGTGACGTTCAATATTTATCCTTTGTTTATATCCAATCCTAATCCTTTTCTTTGGATTATATATGAATGTGCATTTTCTTTTTTATCATTAAGCATACCAATATTGAACTTTGATAAATCCAATAAGCCTTTAAGTATTGGAGGAATTTCTATATTCCATTCAATATTATCTAATCGATAAGGAAAATCACATTCTGGATTTTCAGTATGGAAGTAAATGGCATCATCAACTCCATCATACCCATCTAAATATATCCACGTTTGAAAATCTCTTTTACTTTCTTTTGTTTGTTTATCGATTTTCTCAAAAATCTTAAGATAATACAAAATGTGAATTTTTCTATGCTTATCACTCGTGGAAGTTATTCCATCCCAATCTAAATGGATGTGCCACATTCCATACCACGATTTTTTAGACAGGTCTATATTAAAATATCTTAAGTCACTTTCGACATCCCTATAGTGCTTTTTTAAATATCTAGTTATTTTCTTCATATAATTTTTACCCCAATCTAAAATTAATCGTTTATTACACAATTTTTTACTATTCCGAAGTAACTAATAACATAATTTCATCATCTATTTTAACTAATATTTATATAATAGTACAAACTATTCCATTTATCAACTTTCAATAAACTTATTTTCCAACCCTACACTACGAGCACCAAGCTAATTAATTTATTTATTATCTTAGACTTAACTTCACTTACCCTCTGCTCCGTTAACTCCAGTCTTGCGGCTACATCTTTATTGGATATATTCTCAAAATACCTAAGTTCTATTATTTTATATTCTCTATCGCTTAGTATCCCAAGAGCATTATCGATTTTTTCTATTTGCACCTCTAGCTTGTGTTTCCTTTTTTTAAGCCACTCTGGTTTATATCTTCTTTCTATCATTTCATTTTCAACTGGACTGTTAAATTTATTGGTTGGAGCTGACTTTTCCTCGTATGAAATAGATCCACACCCTTGATATTGATTTTCTAACTCAGCGATTTCTAAATCTATATTTTTAATCTCAGCATGCATTGCTTTGTAACCGTATAACATAGCCTCAACGGCTTTATAATAATTCATAGTGCCACCTCCTACTTTCCCATATATTCAACTCTTCTCAAAATCTTCATGTTTCTTTGTTTCGACTAACTAATTTATTTTTCAACGCAAAAATGCCATAAGATTCATTTCTGAATAATACGGCCTTTAAAATAATTATTCGATTTTTATAATTAAGTCCTTAAATAATAACATTATTACTCATTCTTAACAAAAATATTCAGAAAAAACTTCAAGAGTAAATTTTATTTTACAATCGTTTCAAGGGTTGTAATAAGCTTATCTTTATTATTAATCATATCCGATAATATTTTATATGTTTTTGTATGTATATCAGTTGTGTTTTTCACAAATCTACCTTGGACATCAATAAGTAGCGCTTTGCTATTCTTCTCTAAATCAAGTGAAAACTTCAAATACTCTTTATTATTATTAATTTCTGTTGCATATATATTTTTATTAAACTCATCTATTAAAAAAGACATTTTATCATATATATAGAAATTAATTTCTTCAAACTTTGCTTCGCTTACTTCATCTTTTAATTCCTCATAATACTTAATGGTTCTATCTATTTGTTTTACTAAGACCTTTGACATTATCTGTATGGATGGAATATCCAATTCCCCTTGTCCCACACTCTCATATACAGTTTTTTTTCGAATTGCAATATTTATAGCTTTATTAATCACATCTATAACGGTATATCCCATAACATCACTTCCAAAATTATTTTAATATAATGCTTATTCAAAACCCAATTACATAGATCCCCAAATTCGAGTAAATACTTTCAAAACATCTTACTTCATAACAAATTGCCAATCCTACTTAACTTGCACTGAAATTATAACATCTTTTTTATATTGTTTCAATGAAATATTTGTCGAAAAACGACGTTTTTTTACACTGTATAATTTAATTTTCAAAGTACAATTCTGTTAATTATTCATCTTCATCAAACTTTCCTGGATTAAAAAAGTATTTGCTACTTGGGTTACCTGTAAATTTCGTTCACACAGCCCCTTTTAACTCTTCATAAGCTCTATACATTTTCATATAATCATCTAATCTAAGAGTTACTAGCCATTCACATCTATCTTTCCTATGAAATACTGTAGGCATTTCTCCCTCGTTAGCATCCGTTTTAGCTTGAGTTATTGCATCATATATAATTTTTAATCTTTCAACTCTTTTTACTTCAATATGTACGCCATTTAGCCCAACAACGTCGGCATCACCATTGGCTCCACAATATTGTTGTCCACGTCTAGTTCTATAGCCATACTCTTTTAATTTAGATGATAATTCACGCTCCCCACGAGCGCCCTTTTGCTTTGAATTAGTCATATTTGCCCTCCTCATTTCCGTTTTCTACTGGCTATTTTGCTATATTTATAATTATTTGCAATCCATTGTTTTTTTCTTTCGGCATTTTTATGCTTTTTCTCTATGTCTGCTTTCATCCTGAGTGATATTTCTGTGAATTTACCCATAAAATCCATCCCCTATAACACGTAAAATATTATTCGCAACAACTCATTTGCTAGCTTCCATCAACATTTGATTTGTTATCTCTAATCTTTTCTCCATCTATCCCTTTCCTCTGCTGCTAGTTCTGCATTTATTCTTAGTCTTACACCTTTTCGTTTTGTACTTTTGAATGGATCATGCTGTTGTAGCTTGGCTGATGTATCTCTTACTTTTTTCTCAGCCTTCTCTAATTTCTTTTCTATTTCTGTTTTTGCCATAGATAGAATTAAATATTTATCATTCATTTCCTCACCTGCTTATTTATTGATTACAATCTATTTGTACTGTTCATTAGATTAATTATAAAAAAAATTGTTTAGGAAATAATAAAACTATAATATTAGATAGGAGATGACTACATGATTCTAAATATAATATTAGGATTTATTATTCCTTGGATCTTTGGGGTATTACTTTATTTTAAAGATAAAAAAACCTTATTAGTTATTGCTCCATTTATGTCAGTATGGGCATATATTGTAAATGAAGCTTTATTTGATCTCGATTTTAATAGATTTGCACCTTTAATTAATGATGACATCACAACCATGACAATAAATCTAGGTTTATATCCTATATTAGGCTGTTATTTAATATATTATATTCAAATAAAAAAGACATCGCCGTATATAATTATCATGATTTTCACTTTTATGACTACGGTAGCGGAGTATTTAGGTTTAATGTTTGGAATGGTAACCTATAATAATGGATGGAATATTGGCTGGACATTTTTGTCTTATATACCTCCATATATAACAGGTTATTGGTACTATCATAAACTTAAAAAAATCGGAGTTTTTAATAAATGAACTTCTATTTTATGAAATATCATTTTTAGACATAGACTTACTTTATAAAATCAATTTCTAAATTTGCTTACTACAAAAGTTTAAATTCATTTTTATTTTATTTCAAACATACTAATCTGACTGTTCTTTATCTCATTTATTCTCTCAATCAATATTTTTTTATGTTTTTCTGAAATACTATATTTAAGTGAAAGTTCTAAACGATCTAGCTCTGTAAGTTGTTTTACTTTCACACCAAACGCCTCACTTTCCTATAAGTTTCTTTCGAAGTTCATCATATTCACTGTCACCATCATCCGATTGTGGTATTACTGCTTTATTTAAAAGTTTATCTTCAAGATCATTAAAATCATATTGCCTTTGCTCTGGATAATTAGCAAAATTAGTTACTTTGCCTTGTTTGCTATTAACATTCTTCTTAGGATCATTCATCTGTAGCACTAACGTGTCGTATTTCTTACGTAGCTTATCGGGACTAAGAATATTCATGTACCAAAAGCTATCATGCTGACACCATTTAATTATTGCCTTAACCTCTTCTATGTCTCTCTTATCAATTCTTAAGATATAATCAAAATGCCTGGACCATGTTTCAAAATTGGGTTCCTTAGCATTAGGGTTATTCTCTTTAATATGATTGAATAAATATTGGGAGAGTCTAAACTCATTTGAGTTCAGACTATACTTGTTATCATTGTTTACATTGTTGTTTGTATGTTTCTGTGGCGTTTCTGTGATGCTTCTGTGATTGATTGGTGACGTTTCTGTGGTGCTTTTAGTGATGCCCATATCTTGGTAAATCCCGTAATTCACTATATTTATAGTGGTTTTTTTAGTGTCGCTTTTATAAGTTATCATCCCATCAGTTTTTAATAATTCTAAGAGCCTTTTTACTTTAGAATTACTCCATCCCCATTTTTCACATAATTTCCTTATTGATGTTATAAATTGCCCCCTTTTAACTTCAATCAAATTACTATCAAATAATGTTTTTTTGTCTTGATGGTTGGCACTTAGTAGAAGATCAATCCATGCCTGCCCTTTTGAGAAAGGTTTCTCCTTCCACAACCAACTATCTTGAATTTTTCTGTATAAACATATCCAACCTCTCTCTACCATCTGCCACTCTATCACCTTCTTATTTTGCCTAGCCTTTACTTATCTTTCTCAAATGGAGTGCCAGCAAATTCATCCTCATGACTATCAGGTACCTCTTGTTTATCTTCCTTAAATCAGATTTGATATTGTCTAAATCAAGCACTATCTCTTCAGTTAAAGGATTAAAACTTTTGAGTTGTCCCTCATAAATTTCTGTTACATTAAGTTTTTTATACTGTCCTGATCTCTGAGCCATTTGAATAAATCCTTTATATCCTATTTGAAACTGTGCTTCCAATTTTCCATGATTTTTAAAAGGTATTATCCAAGCAAAACCAAGGTTAGGATCAATGGGTAGCTTTAAAGCTGCGGCTTTCAACGCACTCCCAAGAACCGTGAAATCATCACAACTTTTTAATTTATCCTGTTTCAAATTAAGTAAGCTTGTTATAAATCCATTCGCTTGTTTATCAAGCATATCTTCAAATCTTTTCTTTATACCTGCGGAATAAACCAATGCCTTAAATGGATCTTTAGGTGGTCTAGTCTCCTTATTAACTAATTGATTTTTTAAACTCTCACTTGTAGCCATTACTCTTCATCCTCCTTAAATTCACATACCAATTTGTCTTCGTCTTTGTCATATCTAATAGTGTCTATAAAATACTCACGGTTTTCAGCATCATATAATTTAAAATTATTATCGTTTAATGCCTTTATCTGTGCGTTTAAATTACTAATCAATGTATTAAAGGCTAAATCCATTATTCTTTTACCTCCTTGATACTGAACTTTCGATATGAGTTTGTATTCAAATATTGTTTGAAAAACTCTGGATGATCCTTCTTAAACTCTTTACTATTAAATTTATTTGAAGTTATGGTTTTCCAATCAATTTCATAATCCAATGCGTAGCCTTTTTCTGCTTCTCCCATTTCAAGCTTTATATTATTTTCAATTTCTTTTGCCTGCCCGTCTAGCTCTTTTATTGTATTTTTAAGTTCAAAATAGTCTTTTATTTTATCTTTGTACTCTGATTTCAAATCGACGATTAATTCAGGGTTAGAATCCTTATACTTTTCCTTTAAATATTTTTCTGCTGCACTAGAACCATCTAATGCAGGCGGTGATTTTTTAACAACATTATTCTCCCAGAAGTCTTTTTCTGCTTTAATAATCATTTTTATAAGTGCTTCATCTCTATCTACTTCTTTATATATAAAATGTTGTCCGCCTATAAGCACCGCTATATAAGCTTTTCCATATCCTGTTACTGCTAAATAATGCATTACTTGCACCAAATAGCTTGCAGGTATTTCATCAGAATCCCAGTCTTTAGCTCCAAATACATTTACTGTCTTACATTCAAGCAAAGCATTTTCTCCTACAATCTCTCTATCCAAATTGGCAGTCATAAAAGGATATTCAATGCTTTGAAGTATTGCGTTTCTCCTTCTAACTTTTTTACCTCTTCTCTTAAAAAACTCTTTTGCAACTACATCTTCAAGTTGATTTCCCCAATAAGCGGCTTCACTTGACTCATTAGTTTCAATGATTTCTTGAGTTTTATCTATATATACCTGGAAAGGTGTCCTCCATTTATTAACCCCGAGGATTGCTCCTGCATCACTTCCACCAATACCTTGTTGTCTACTTTTTAGCCATTCAAGTTCGGTCATTAATTTAGTTTTAGCTAATGTTTTATACATTCTTCTCCCCCATTTGATTTTTTCTATTTTCTTTTATATAATGTAGTTGGATTGTTACATTTGAACTCTTTGCCGAGAGTTCTTTTTTTGTTCTTGAAAATGATAACTATATCTTTTCTTGGTACTTTCACCACCTTTTAATTGACCTTCATACTTATTTTCTATAAGTATCACATGTATCTTTGAATACAATACTGGATCTATTTTTTTAAGTTTCTTACTCAAATCTGAATGAACAGTGCTCTTACTTACGAAAAACTTTTTAGCAGTACTTCTGATGTCGCTTTTAGTTTCTAAAGTGTAATTAGCAATGCATAATACCCTTTCTCTAATAGAGTCAGTATGTTTTTTATTAATCATCATCTATCACTCCTCCGATCTTTCTCTTACAACGCAACATATTTTTACAATATCAATCATTTCATTTGAATCTGTTTTCTTTTTAAAACCGATACGATTAAATTTAATATCCTGGGTAGCCGCTTTCATAACCTTCTTAAATTCCTTGTCTGTAAGTTTAATTCCATCCTCCTCTAGTATTTTTCTTATCATTTAACTTTCCACCATCCTTGAAAATTTTACTTAACACACCTTCAATATTTATTTCAGCTACAGTACAGCCTGTCTTAGTGTCATATATTTTTTCTTGGTCAAAGTCATAATTATATGGTTTCTCAATTGGTTGTGTTTGCTTAATATCCATCAGCTTCACCTCAAATTTTTATAAATTATCAACTCTTCAAAATCTAAGTCTCTAACATTCTTCCTACTTAATATCCTTGTTTTACGAAATCCAAATATGCTATATCTCATATCATCTTTTGAAATCTGATTGATTGCTTTTTGACGATTATTCATCTCTACATATCCCACCTAAGACTTACTTTATTTTTAACAGCCATTTCTTTTACTATAGTTACGTAGATTTCCTTTAATCTTGGTTCATTTTCAAGTACATCTAGTAAATTCAATTTTTCAATTTTGCTTGGAGCCATTCCATTTGCTTTTGCTCTTTTCTGTAGATTTGATATTAAAACATTGGGTCTGCAACTTGCTCTAGTTTTTAATGCTGTGTATACTTGATCTTTAGGTGCTTTATAATCTCCAGTTTCTCTTCCAATTGCATTTAGTATCCTATTACACTCCATTCTCCATGCGGCACTTGGATTAAGTGTTATTACATCTCTTATGTCTTGTACTTCTTTCTTTGTTTCTGTTACCGATCTCTGTAATTTCTTCTGTTCCAATTCATCTTGTGCTATTACCTGAAACATCTGCTTAAACATTTTTAACGCTGGGCTAAGCTCGTCAAATTCAATATTGTTCTGCTTTACCCTGAAATAAGTTTCTTCTAATTGCTCGTACACTTCCCATGCTTCATCAGTTTCTAATATTTTTGCATGTCTTGCTACTCCTCGATCTGTCCATAAAATAAGTTGTGGTACAAATTTTAAAGGTTTTCTAATTTCATTTGGTAAGCTATTTTTGAAATCCTTCAATGCTTGTCCCCATAATTTAACATAATGTTTTCCTTCAATAAATCTGCTTTGATTGTTTGAAAAATTCATTTGAATGTTCTTTTCCTCTGTTCCAAATTCATCCGCCAAAATTTTAGTTGTCATGATTCTCTGATTATTAAACTCAATTGGTATTAAGTTGTTCACTCTTACTCCTTCTTTCTAATGATGGAAATTTATATTTCTATCAAAAACTTTCTCTATTAATTCATCAAGTTGTTTCGATGATAATTTTTTTACAAGTATTTTTACTATTGTTCTTGCATATATTTTTTGTAATTCAACTAAATCTTCTGGTATTTCCATAGTTACTGATTTAACTTTGCTATACATATATCACCGCCTCCCTTTAATGATTTTTATGTTTTAAATTGATTGTCCTATTACTTATTGTTTTGGGAATTTCAAGTATATTAATTGATGTATTTTACTCATAAAGCGTAATTTTATTTTAAAAACGTACTATCTAATGATATTTCTAATACTTTCGCTATTTCTACCATAACAGGCATACTTGGTTTTTTTCTCCCTTTCTCTATATCACAAACTAGCGATGTACTTCTATGTATTGCTTTTGCTAAATCAGTTTGCGACATAACTTTCTTCTTTCTAGCAACGATAAGTGCATCTTTGAATTTTTCTTTTATAATATCATTCATACTATCACCTCGGTTTTAATTACGCTTTATGAGTAAATAGTAATACGCATAAAGCATAATTCCAACTAATGATTCAATTAATATTTTACGTTATCATGCCAAATGTTACGATTAAAAGAGATATTCTTACTCTAGTGGCATATTTCTCGTTTTTTTACCGATTTACGTTTAATGCAACCTTTTACACTGATAGCGTAAAAAACTATAATAATTATATATTATACAGGAGGTAAATTTAATGAAAATATCTGAAAAATTGCGTGAACTTAGATCTGAACAAAAACTTACATTGAAAGAGCTGTCAGAAAAAAGTGGAATTTCTCTATCTTTTATATCCGATATTGAAAATGAACGACGTACTCCAAGTATAGAAAAATTAAAAATTTTAGCAACAGTACTTGGTGTTCCTCCTAGCGAATTTTTACAAGAAAGTACTCTTGGAGATAAAGTAAATAATATTGATTCTAAGAAAAACAAGAATTCAACTTCTAACATCACAGATGTTAAAGAAGCCATGGAAATTATTATTTCACAACCTGGCTTAATGTTAAACGGACAATTACTTTCAGCCGAAAGCAAAATTGCTTTAGCAAATGCAATTAAAATGGGCTTAGCTTACGCAGAACAGCAACAGAACCATGATAAAATTAAAGATAAAGATACAGATGCAGATAAAAATACAGCTAAATAATTCTCAGGAATTTCTTTTTTTTGGGGGGGATTTTGTGATTAATTCAAATAAATATTTGGAGGAAATAATACTTGGGATATTTGATACATACATTACAAGTGACCCATTTGAAATTTGTGATTGTTTGAATATAAAAGTAATAAGAAGTAATCTCGGTAATGAAATAAAAGGTTTTTTTCAAAGAACTTCTACCAATTATGAAATAATCCATATACATAATAAATTAAATTATCCTGAATCTAAATATGTATGTGCTCATGAATTAGGTCATGCAATTTTGCACACTGACTTATCAATAGGATTTTTCATTGAAAATCAATTACAAATAAAAAATAGATATGAAATTGAAGCCGATAAATTTGCTGCGATACTGCTACTACCAAATGAAATAAGTTTTGAGTGTAGATATATGAATTTAGAACAATTATCATCTTATTATAACGTACCAATACAACTAATTAAATATAAGTATAATCTGGATAAAGATTATGAAATATAGTTAAATTCTAATAATATGAAGGGAGAAATTGATTTGAAAGCTGCAATTTATAGCAGAAAAAGTAAGTTCACTGGTAAAGGTGAATCTATAGAAAATCAGATTGAACTGTGTAAAAATTATGCATCAAATTTAAATATAAAAGAATTTATAATTTACGAAGATGAAGGCTTCTCTGGTAAAAATCTAGATAGACCAAATTTCCAAAAACTTTTAAATGATGCTCGAGATAAGAAATTTGATACTCTAATTTGTTATAGATTAGATCGTATAAGTAGAAATATAGCTGACTTTTCTAATTTGATTAATGAGCTAGAAGATGTAGGCATAGGATTTATAAGCATTAGAGAACAATTTGACACTACAACTCCTATGGGAAGAGCAATGATGTACATAGCTTCAGTATTTGCTCAACTTGAACGTGAAACCATTGCCGAAAGAGTTAGAGATAATATGCTTGAACTTGCAAAAACAGGACGATGGCTTGGTGGGCAAACCCCTCTAGGCTTTAAAAGCGAAGCTATATCCTACTTTGACAGTGAAATGAATGAAAAAAAAATGTTTAAATTATCTCCTAAAAGTGAAGAACTAAAAGTAGTTAATCTTGTTTTTAACAAATATTTAGAATTAAAATCATTAAGTCAAGTTACAAAATATCTAACACAAAACTTGATTAAAAGTAAAACTGGCAATACGATTTGGAATAAGCGTACTGTTCAAGATATCTTAACAAATCCCGTATATGTAAAAGCCGATAATAGAGTTTTATCTTTCCTTAAAAACCAAGGTATTAATATTGCTGGTAATGCAGACAAAAAACATGGTATTTTAACTTATAATAAGAAAAAAGGTACAAAGGCGTTTAGAGATACAGATGAATGGATTGCAGCTGTCTCAAAACATTCAGGCATTATTCAATCCGATACATGGCTAAAAGTTCAAAATATCTTAGCTACAAATAAGGATAAAGCTCCCCGAATGGGCAAGACAAATAATGCCCTATTAACAGGAATATTAAAGTGTTATAAATGTGGTAGTCCAATGAAAATCATACATGGTAGAACAAATAAGGATGGTTTGAAATTTTTTTATTATAAATGTTCTTTAAAAGAAGCAAGTGGAAATGTTAGATGTGATAATTCTAACGTTCGTACAGATGAACTTGAGAAAATATTAATTGAAAAATTAAAAGAAATTTCCTCTGATGAAGGCTTGATTTTAAAAGAACTTAATGAGTTTAAAGAAAATCTCGCTACACCTGATACAACATCCTTTGAAATTAAAAATACAATAAAAACCATAAAGAACAAAAAAATTCAGATTCAAAATTTAGTTGAGCAACTTTCTATAAATCCTAATGTTAGTGAATATGTGATTCCTAAGATTGAAGCTCTGGACAAAGAAATTAAGTCATTAAGTTCATCTAATGAAAATCTGAAAAATACAAATAATCAAACTCTTAAAATTGATATGAATATTGATATAATGCTTGAATTACTAAAAAAAATTTCTGTGATTGACATATTTGACATTGAAGAGAAAAAGCTTATTTTAAATAGTATATTAGATGAAGTTACATGGGATGGTGATACTGGTAACATAGACATTACCTTATGGGGTATGCGTAAAAAAAAATTAAAGACACGACAATTAATTATTAATCAATTGTTGCACTTTAGTAATGCAAGCAGAAGCAATAGTTACCGGTTCACTTGCTGGGCATAACGCAACCCGCTATGTTCTTGGAATTCCACCATTAATTTTACCTAGGTCCCTTTGCACAGGTGACATTATTGCCTATGCAAATTATAAGATGATGACAACAGAAGGAAGACGAAATAGATATACTTTTGCAGGTGCTGAATATTTTAAACGTATGCAGAAGCTTGGCTTATACACTACTGATATAGCTGAAATTAAGCAAAAAGTTGAAAGATTGAATTTAACTAATATTTTAAGTGAAAAGCTAATATAA